ATTGTTAACGCTGTATTTTCTGTCAATTCATAATAGTAACCATCTATATATGCGCTTCCAGCTTTAACAATTACTTTTAATCCACTTTGCGCTGATACCTTTAAACCATCTGTTGGATTAACGAACACACCATTGTTGATAAACTTTGAAAAATAGCTTGCAAAATCTTCTGCATTATATGTTCTGTCATACACACCGCTACTTGTTTCAACCGCATTAAAAACCCCATATCTTTCTGCCATAACAAATCACTCCTTTCTTTTTTTTATTTCCATCTACCTTTTGCATATGCTGCGAACTTCATTTCATTTGCTGATTCCCTTGAAACTATATCAAAGGCTCTTATATTTGCCAAGCTTACTGACCAATTATATACAGTTCCCCACGAAGCACCATTCCCATATTGCGCTTTTGAACATATTATAATTTCTGGCTGTTCTAAGAACTGTATAGGAAATTTCCATGAAAATATACCTTGATATAAACTGTTATATTTATTATTTATTGCCGCTGTTGTTAGCTTGTCCGAAACCCATTGTTCCAACAAGCCAGAACTCCACTTCCTATAATGTCCGTTTTCATTTTCGCCCTCTTCAACAATGTATTCAAAAACTTGTGTTGCTGTTTTACCACTTCTGTTCTCTAAATATTTAACTGTTGTTGAATTGTTTTGAACTTTGTTTATAACATCTTGTATAATGTCTGTTACGTCTTGAATTCTTGACCCATACGTAAATTCTATGTCAACAATATCTCTATCATTTTGTCTTGTTACTGTTACGTTTGTAATCTGTGCATCAATTTCCATTCCCAGTTCTTCATCCGCTACTGTAACAAAATCACCAATGTTATAATCTTTTTTATATGTGTACTGTTTTGTTATATCTGTAACTGTTGCTGTGTACTCTTCACTCAAATCATTGTCTTTGGCTTTTTCATCTGCCCTTTGTTTCATCAGTTCTTCATACTCTGCATCAGTTAATTTTTTACTGTCTTGTTCACTTTGAACGTCTCTTGCATCAACCCATAGCTCTTTCCTGTTCCATCCTTTACGTTCTCCAAAAGTAACATCTGAGTTAACATCTATGTTGTACCACTTTCTGTCTGCTCCCTCTCCCTCTCCCGCAATATATACTGTATTTCTTAACTTACTTCTATCAACTGTATAATCAGTATTTGCGATATTGCTTAATGATTGAGAAAACACAACAGAACTAACCGCCTTGTTTGCTCTATGCCTTGTTCTATCTTCACCAGCTCCAATTATCAATGTCCATCCATCAATATTCTGCGGATGTTCTGTATTAATAACTACAACGTTTGGTCTTAATGCGATTCTTAGTTTATCGGCTTCTGCGACTTCGCTTATTTCATCCCATAACGAACCGCCTGTCACTTGTTTATCTATTGTACTACATACCTGTTTTAATCTTTCTTCATTTTCAAACTCAACTGCAAGTGCAATGTTTCTGTTTTCATCATCTGACATTATAAGGTTTTGTTTTACCAACTCTTCAATATATTTGTAGCTTTTCCCTTTAAATGTTACCTGTCCTTTAATTACTCTGTATTCTAACAATTTTAACGCAAGGCTACCTTTTATCGTGAATACTTTGCTTGTTTCACTATCACTTTCACGCTTTACTGACTCAATGACTCCGAAAACATCATTGTCAAACAAAACATAATAATTCTTTGTTTTATCCATCAAATATAAATTTTCTTTGTCAAGCATTGCATTAATTGTAAATGTTCCGATTTCTCTTGCTTTGTACTCATACTGTGAATATTCATACTTTCGGAGAATGTCAGCTATGCACATTGTATCATCCAATATTGTTACCATAATTCTACATCCCCCTTATGTTAAAATATTGTTCTCTATACTCAAATGTTACATCCATAACGCCATCACTAGGCTGTGTTTCATATGAATAGTAGTTTTTCCCTATAAGAATTTTAAATAGTTTGTAACCAACTTCCATATTTCCAACAATAGAAACTTCATCACCACTTTGTGTATGTAGTTTGACACTTTCTTCTCCAATGTTAGTATTTATAACAATTTCATCACCAGCCGACATGCTCAAATCAGAAAATATAATTTTTGCATCTTCTGTTATACTATTTACTTGCTGTGTTATAAGTGTATCTGATACCGCTTTCATTCTGATAATACAGCCAACTGGAACATCACCGTTGTTTTCAAACAAAACAATTTTCTGCCTATGTTCTACTCCCATTGTAATCCCATTTGTTTCTGGAATTGTTAATGGAAACTTGAACTTGTTTTCAAGAACAGAAAAATTAATTGTTTTTGTTTCTTTGTAAAACATTGGATTAAAACATTCAAACTCCAAAATAAACTTACATAGCACTTCGTTATTTTCTTTGTATGTTGTTGAATATTTTGGTGGTGCTGTTGGTCTTGCATCTAAGTAAAATCCATTTGCTTCTATAACCATTTCTTGATATATAGAAATAATTCTGTCAAGTTCTTCCTTTTTGTCTTGTACTGCTGTTTCACAATTCTGCCAATATTGTTCCCACGTGCTTGCCTGTTCTACATCCTTAGCAACGACATATCCTGTTATAGTTGGTTTTCTTGTTCCAACTGTTAAGCCAGCATAAGATTGCCCTATTTGATAAGGCACTCTATATGCTGACATTTCTACGCTAGGCGTATCCCAGTCAATTTCATCAATGATATAATAACCATCTTTTGAATCAATAACAATACTGTCTTTTGTTACGCTATTTGTTAGTGTAACTTTTTTGACCATTGTTTTCACCACCTTTTAAAATCCTAACAGTAACTCCCTTTTTGCTTTCTTCATTTGTCTTGCATACTCATATGCGTTTGGTTTTGTATTGTAAAAATTAAATGTATCTCCATTACTGTTTTTACCTTTACTGTCATTATACTCTTCATTCTCCTGTTTTGTCAATACCCTTTCTCCTTTATGTAACTCTGCTACATATCCATTAAAAGGTACATAATCCAAACCATTTGCATGTTTACCATTTACACTTCTTGCGGCTGACTTTGCTTCATTTGCACCACTCACAACATTCTTGAATCCACTAACAATCCCACTAACAAAACTTCCAATCTTCCCAGCAAAATCGCTTACCCATCCGAGGATGCTGTTTCCTATACTCTTTAATCCATTCCACAGCTGTGACAGAATATTTCTACCAGCACTGTACATCTGACCGCCTATTGCAAATATTTTACTAGGTATCTGTGATACTATACTCCAAACCTTACTAGGTAACTGTTGCATAAATGAAATAAATCTTGAAACAAAATTAGAAGCTGTTCTTGTTCCACTTTGTACAAGCTGTGAACCCCATGAAATAATTTTGCTCAATGTATTTGATAACCATGCCCACACTCTGCTTGGTAGTTGAGAAAACCACTGTACTACATTCGTTAAAAAGTTTGAAGCGGCTTCTATTCCGATTTGTAACATATTTGAACCCCACTCAATAACTTTGTTTATTGTGTTCAGCAACCATTCCCATATCCTACTTGGTAGCTGTGCAAACCATGTTACAATATTTTCAATTATCACTGGCAACTCCGTTGTTGCCCATTCAATACAAGATTGACCAAACAAATATATATGTCCTAACATTTCACCGATTACATAACCAATCTTATAAGGCAATTCACTGAACCATGTTACAATCGCATTTATTGTGTTCGGTATTGTTTCATTCACAAAAGTATTAAATGCATTTGGTATTGTTTCGGTAAAGAAACTAATCACATTATTAACAAAACCTTGTATTGCTTCAACTGCATTGTTAAATACCTCTGGAATTGTTTCGGTAAAGAATGTCTTAACACTATCAAACGCTCCCAAAATGATTTCTGGAAGTCTGCTGAAAATATCAGACACTTTGTCAAAAAACTCTTGAAACTTTTGTGCCGCTTCATCAAGTCCGAACTTCTCTAATATCTCCGCTCCTATATCTCCGATAGTGCTTAGAATTGTACTTCCAATACTTGTGAATGTTTCTACTATATTGTCAAACAATCCTTTTATGCCATCTGCAACTTGTTCAAAATCTCCTGTAAATATTCCAATGAATATATCCATTATACTTAGAACATTGTTTAACACTAATTGTATAATATCTACAACTGTAGAAAAAGCACCCTCAAATACTGGTGCAAATATATCACACAATGTCTCCCATGCTGTTTTAATCACATCTGTTATGCTTTCAAAGTTAAAACCTAACTCATTTATCTTACTTACAAATTCATTCGCAAAATCTGAAAGCACTTTCTTTAATTCATTGAATGTATTTGTTATGTTATTTCTAAACTCTTCATTTGTTTTCCACAATGTAACAAACATTGCAACCAATGTTCCAATAACTGCAACAACTACTAAAATTGGTGCTATTACCGAACTAAAGGTCGTTGCAATTTTTGTTATAACACTTGGTATTCCACCCATGCTTGCTATCAATTCAGATTGCCCCATACTAAGAAGCTGTATTGTTTTTGTTACACTTCCAATAACTCCACTTGCTGTTTTAACAGCTGTAATTATAGTGCCTATTGTGCTTGCCACTTTTGATAGAATAAGTAAAACTGGACCGATTGCGGCAATTACAAGACCCGCTTTTACAATAAAATTCTGTTGTTCTTCTGACAATTCATTGAACTTTGTTACAAGATTCGTAAGCCACTGAATAAAGTTTCTTATGTTTGGTATTAATACATTTGATATAACAATTCCCGCACCCTCTAATGCTGATTTAAAAAGTGTTATATCACCCTTTAAATTATTAAGCTGTGTTTGTGCTTGTTTTAGTGCTGAATCGTTTGCATCTTTCAATCCCTCTTTAAAATCATTAACTTTCTCTGTTGATGAAACTGTCATTTTGTTGAACGCTTGCAATCCATATGTTGTGAATATGGTGTTCTTGTATGTGTTTCGTTCTTCTTCTGACATTCCACTTAGTTTTCCATTTAATTCATCTACAACGTCATTAAAATCTCTTGCATTGCCTTGTGCATCATACACAGATACTCCCAAAGCATCCAACGCTTTTTTGGCTGTGCTTGTAGGTGTATACAAATCCATCATTGCTCTGTTTAATGATGTTGCCGCTTCTTCACCTGTTATGTTTTGTTCTGCTAATCGTAACAAACTTAATGTTACACTGTCCATATTCTGTCCATAGCTCTTAGCTGTTGCGGATGAAGAGGAAAGTGCTGTTCCTAATCCTCTAACATCTGTGTTCGCCATTGTTGCTCCTTTTGCAACTAAATCTGTAACACGCTTTGCTTCGTCCATTCCCTTGCCGAATCCCTTAAGAGTACCTACAACATATGTTGAAGAATCAGCAAGACTTAAATTACCAGCCGCCGCAAGGTTTAATACTTCGGGTAATGCTTGCATCTGCTCCTCTGCTGTTAGTCCACTCTGCGCTAATACATTTAATCCCTCTGCCGCTTGCGTTGCGCTAAACGCTGTTGTAGCACCCATGTGCTGTGCGAACTTTGAAAGGTTTTGAATCTTATCTGTTGTTGTTCCCATTGTTGCGGCAACTTGTGACATAGCACTTTCAAAATCTGTTCCCGCTTTAAGTGCCGCCGCTCCTACTCCTGTAAGTGGCAATGTTACATTTCTTGACATTGTACTTCCAACTGTAGCAAAGGCACTTGAAAGTCCTTTAAACTTTTGTTCTGCTGTGGCTGAATTATCCCCAAAAACTTTTAGGTCGTTATAAGCGGATTTAAACCCTTTTTGAAACTTACTTGAATCAAGTTCCAAATATGCCACAGCAGTTCCCATATTAACCGCCATTTGTCTCTCCTTTCAAACAATACTTTTATTCGTACTGTTTATAAAAATCTTTAAAATTGTTATAGTGTTTTGTTTCCGCTTTTTTGTTCTGTTCTATGTAATGAGGTTTTTCTCCCTCTGTTAATCTCAATGTTAATTCACAACATGCTTCGTTAAAACAAAAGGCAGTATAACTGTCCTCTATCCCTAGCACTTCACTAGGTAAACATTTATACTGCCTTGATATTGCTAATACGCTTTCTACCTTTTTACTCTGTACGAAAGGATTCTAAAGCTTTTACCCCCTGTTGTGAGTAGTTGAAAATGAACATCATCTGCTCGTCTGTAAGCTCAATCCCTGTACTTTTGATTTCCTTATATGTTGGCTCTACAAAAGTTTCGTCTGCAATCAAATCAATCACATCATAAATTTCTTGCATCATACTGTTTTCTTCTGTATCAAGACTTCCACTCTGTACGAATAGCTCATTTGTTTTAACAAGCAATGAGTTTGGAATCTTTCCCTGTTTTGCCATTCCTAAAATAGATGGTCTTTTAAGTCTTGCAATAAAAGGTTGACCCTCTGAAAAATCTGGAAGTCTTACAATATTACCATCTGCATATTGCTTCAACTGTTCCAAACTCGTTACCTGTTCTGTTTTTGCTGCTCTTGCCATGTTCTTATTCTCCTATCTTTTTTTTATTTAATTTACTGCCAAACCTGTTTCTTCTGTTTCAAAATCATCTGACAATGCAGACGCATCTGTGAACTGCGGGAGTGTTTTCACATAAGAAATCTTATATGGTGCTTCTCCCTCTTTTGGTGCAGAGTTGATTGTATACTCCGGTACACGGAACACATCATCTTCTGAACTCATTGCAACTGGTGTTCCTTGACAGTTAGGATATGTGATTTTCTCATATCTAACAATCTGACCACTTGCATCATATTGTGCTGAATAACAATCGAGTTCAAATACTTGTCCTTTGTCTGTACTTCCCGCAACTGGTGGTGTATATGTTAATGTATCACCTGTTCCCTCTACTGTTCCGCCTTGCAGAATCTTAACAAGTTCTGGAATGAATACATTGTCTGTCATTGTAATTTGATGTCCAGTAATTGTCGTAGTTGCTGGCTTCTGTGCAATCAATCTTCCAAGTTTTACAAGTTTAATTGCATCTGTTGTTTCTGTCTGCGGTTCAACTGCGATTTTATTTGCTGTATCTACCGCAATCTCTGTTGCGTTAGAATCATCACCACCAGCCATTCCTGTTCTTACAACTACAAGTGCAACATCAATGGTTGGGATTCCAACTGCTTTTTTCTGTGCTTTCGGCATTGCTCAATTCCTCCTAATAATTTTCTATTTTTCTACAGCCTTGGTATTGAAATGATACCATATGTGCGTTTTTATCTTCATCATAAAAACTTGCTGTTTCATTTCCTACATACATAACAAGTGGAAATACATTTTTCATTTTTTGTTTTATTTCAAACATGAAACTTTCAATTCTTCCATATCTGTTTACTGGAACGTATAACATAATTGTATATAGTGGTCTTTCACTTGAAACTGTTTGTTGTTCATATGTTCCCTCTGACTTTACAACAACATACTCTTTCAAACATTCGCCTTTGTGCTGTGATGGATAATAAACCTCTGTTCCATCTACCGCTATAGCATCCCTAATTTGTTCTATAATGCTTTTCATTTGATATACCTCAATAAATCCTTATACCCATCTAAAACTTCCTTAGAACACGCATTAACGGTTGGCTGTAAAATTGCAAATCTTCTTTCATTGCACAACTCTAAATATATACCATAATCAACTCCATGACCTATATATATTCTCGTTCGCATTTTTCCAATTTGTTCAACCCATCCTGTTAGCCTTTGCCTTGCATGTCCTGTTCTATCTGTCCATGGTCTGTTCCTCTTAGCATAGTTCTGAAACTTTTTTGCACCGCTTGTTGCAAACATTTTAATTGCAATCTGCGCCTTTGTTTCAGCTCTTTCTAAATTATCAAGTAACTGTTTTGCATCAATTCTAATTGTTCCCATTCAACACCAACTCCATTGATATATCACAAACAATGCTAAACTCTTGTATATTGTTTTTCTCAATAATCTTATAAATGTTTTCATTAATTTGTATTGTATCTCCATTTTTAATCAAAACAGAATCATCATATGCAATCATTAATTTCGGCTGTCCTTTTGAATGTGTTTTAGAACCATCTGAAACGCTTTTTGTTATATATCCCTTTTGTGTATGAAACAATCCTTGTACTTCTGTTATACTCTGCTGTTCATCTGTATCTTCTCCATAGTTGTTTAATATTGTTCTTTTAACTTCATAGCTTCTGCCATGTGTTTTTATCTCTCGTTTTACTTTGTTTAGTTCTATCTGTAACATTTTCTCGTTCATTTTAGCACCCCACTGTTTACAGAAACAAAATGGGATGCAAGCATCTTGAAATAACTAGAACTGTCTTTCGTGGTCAAACCACTTACATCCAACCCTGTTACTTCTGCTTTGATTAATAATCCATCATAGCTTGCTTTTCTAACATCACCGTTGTTTTTTTCTAATAGATATTGCAATTCATCCACTTCAAAATATGGTGCTTGTTTTTCTCTCAAGTTGAATTTTAACTGTTCTAAATTATCCATATACTCACCTCCCACATCTGTTTACATCTTACTCTGTTGGATTGCTTTCTGAATAATCTGTCTTGCTTCTCTTACATTTTTAGCTTTTGAAGTATCAATGTTATGTTTCGTTGCATACTCCGCAAGCTGTTCTTTGTTCATTTCAGAAATCGGAATTGTATCAACTAAATCATCTTCTTCAATCTGTTCATCTTCTACAATATCATCAATGTTTTGTTCTGTTTCGTCAACAATAACATAACCATTCTTTTTGAACATTGTTTCATATGATTGGCGGCTTACCTTAACAGTATGCTCACCTTTCATAATATTAACCATTGCCATGTTTATTCCCCCTTACACTATTACATCAAGAATATATACTTGGTCTGCTGTTGGGAAATCTGGCAAACAAATCATTGTAGCTTTTGTTTCTACATTTACTGGGTCTGCCTTTGTCATTGTTGTAATTGCAACTCCTGTATCTGTAATAGAAACATTTGCAACATTACTTGACATAAGGTCTGACTCTTCTGGCGTTGTACCAAACCATGTGTTTCCGAGTTTCCCTACTGGGAACATAACAAAAACATCTTCTGGAACATATCTCTGAACTGCTCCCTCTTCATCTTTGTATCGTTTGTCATATACTACAATGTCAATTCCGAGTTCATCTTTAATGAATTGTTTGACTTTTGCATCTGATACAAAACCGACACCATCTGTCATAACATAGATAGATTTCTTAATTTCTGTATTTGCTCTGATATATCCGAACACCTTTGAAGAACATACTGCTCTTTCAACTGTTACACCAGTATCATCAACAATTTTTGTAATTCCTGTTCTGATATCATCAAGAATTGTCGCTGATGGGTCACTCCAACTCGTTGTTACTGTTACTTTATGGCTTTCATCTACACCATAATCATACTCATAAACCTGTCCATTTCCTTTCATAGAAATCGTTCCTGTTGTGAGCATCATCATTCTCATGCGCTCTCTCTGTGCAGAAGCACCCTCAAGAAGTTCAACCTCGTCTGCAAAGATTCTGTTTACGATTGCATCAATGTATGCTTGGTTTCCACTCTCAATGATTTTGTTAAGTTCCTGTCTTAACTCTTCATCAATATACTTGGACTCTTTGAAGAATGGCATGTCTGCGCTTAACTTCTCAAATCCAATTCTCGGTCTTGGAATAGCCTGTACATCAAACGCTGATGCTTTCAGAACTACTGGAAGTCCATTAGAACCTTTCAACCATTTAAGTGTAAGTCCGAGTTTCTTATCATTCGGGAACAGCTCTTCTCCTAGATATGGCTCTCTGTCCTGTTGTAACAGTTCCCAATATGATGTAATTTCAGAACTAATAATAAGGTCATAAATTGTCATGTTTTGTTTTCCTCCTATTTCTTAATTAGCAAGCAACGAATTTAATCATTGGCATTGCTTTCTTTACTGTATCTGTAAGTTTCGCTTTTGTTGTTGCATCAATTCTGTTTGTATTTACGAATCCAAACAAAAGCAATGTTCCATTTGCATCACCTGTTGTAACATCCACATCATGTAGAAGAACTCCTACTGCGTCAGACGCTTCTGTAGAGCTACCAGCTGTTGCCGCTGTGAATGCTGTTGTTCTTGCATCAAGATTTCCTGTAAGTGGTGTTCCAGCTTTAACAACTTTCTTTGTTCCCTCTGCAACTCCGAGTGCCTTACTTACTACTACACCCATAGAAACCTGATGTTCTACTGCAAAAAGAATTTGGTTTGTATTACCATATGTTTCTTTTCTAACTCCTGTTTGATTTAACATTTGTTTTACCCTCCTTTATTTAAAATAATGGCTCTTTACTGCTTTTCTTCCAGCAAGTAATCTTTCAGCCATTGTTCCGGCATACTTTGAATCTCCATTGTTTGAATCTCCGTTTGTACCCTGTTTATTTTGCTCTGTTGTTTTCTTCACTCTTGAACGTGTTACTGTTCCCTTTTTGTTTGTTTCATTCTCATCTTCATCAGTTGCAAAATAAATCTTTCCATTTGTACTGTCTTTCATTTCTGCAACTACAGCATTAATGTCTTTTTCTTTTGTTACCTTTGCTTTTGCAACAATAACTAAATCATCCACAAGCTCCGGTTTTGCTCCTAACTGAATAGCTGACAATTTAGCTTCTGCAATAACTCTTGCTTCACGCTCTGTAACAAGTTCTTTTGTTGTTGCTGTTAATGCATCATCCTTTTTCTGTAAATCAGTTTTGTTTGCTTCTTCATCTTCTTTAGCTTTCTTTACGATTGCCTGTAAAGACTCTGAATCTTCAACTCCTAAAGATTTAAGATATTCTGCTACAGCATCACCTTTTACTTTTTCAACATCAACATTATTTGCATTCTGCTGTGTACTTGTCTGCTGGTTTGTGTTATTGTTCTGCTGTGTATTGTTATTGTTTATGTTATTCTGCGCATTTGTTTCTCCATTTGTTCCATTCGTGTTTGTATTTGTTTCTGACATTTGTTCTATTCTCCTTTATTTATTATATAATGTTTGTAAAATTCTCTCTTCTTTTTGTAACTGTCTTTTCTTTTTCTCAATACCTTTTAAAAATCTCGCCTTTTCTGTTTCATTTGTTTCACTGTTCATGTTTGCTGTTGCTTTTCTTATTTGTTTTTTCAAAATCAATGTTTTCTGATTATCATAATAAGAATCATATTGTTTTCCACAATTCGGACATACTAGAAAAGTCCTTGTTATGTTTTGTTTTCCAACTTGTTTGTTTTCTTCCTTTATCATTGGATAAAAGGATATTTGACACTTATCACATGTCACTTTCAATTATATCACCTCCTGTATACATTGTCAACTCTTTTATAAATATTTTTCCATTTTCATCATAAAAAGTTTTTCCTTTTGAGACTTCATTAAATAACTTTCTTTTTTCATTGAGTTTCTTTATAAGTCTATTCTTTTTCTTTACCTCTCTAGGACTCACAGTTTCCTTTTTAAGGCGTTTTCTCATTGCCTTGATAAATAGTTCCTTAATTTCTCTAAACGTCTGTACGGACTCATTATCGTCTATCTGAACGACTTCTACTTCCTTACATCTTACACACTGGAAATATAACACAATATAATGTTTCTTATCTTCATCATACACATCTTTTTTCAGTAACGACTTTGAATCCAAACCGTTTACTTCTCCACATTTGTTACATACTCTTTTTACTTCCATGTTCTTCTCCTATTCTACATAAAATCTAATGCATATCTATCAATCTCCGGGAACGTTCCTACTGGTGAATTATACCACATTCCGATTTTCTTAGCTATATCTGACATACTATCAGGAATCACAGCTTCAAAAGTACACATTCCGTTTGGATGGTCTAACGGTAATGCATCTTTCGGATATACTCCCTGTCCTAGTCCATATTTATCTTCTTTAGCTCTGTTCTCACATATCCTACAAACTCTCCCATGAAAATTACTTGTTATCCATCTGTAGCCAATAACAAAAGGGTCATTTTTGTTTACTGCTTCAAAACTCTGTTGATATGCGTGTGACACTAATGTTCTAGCAAGCCTTTGTGCATTGTAATCAACATGTCCAAACCTAAATTTATCATTTATTGTTTCTCCGACTTTGTTCGCCCTGCCACTGTTTACATCTGTTATTCTTGCTTTTCTAGTGCTATATATTACTTTACTTGCCTTTCTTACTTTTGGGTCTACATAACTTTCAATATCAAGTGCTATCTCATATGCGCTTTTTCCTTGTGCTGTTCCTATTGAAATTATCTTGTTTATACTTTCCTGTGTTTGTTTATTATAACCCCATATTGCTTTACTTAATGTCCAATTATCTTGATACACATTCCCTTTTATGATGTTTCTAACAATCTGGTCTGGAACAAACTTAAATGCTTCATGTATGTCTGAATCTTTAAACCCGCAATATTTAAGAAATGTTCTTGTATCATATACGACTGCTTCTGATACTGTTTCCATACTTCGAACAACACCATTCTTAATATCTTCATTTAGTTGTTCAATCCTTTTTGTTATACTTCGCTTTAACAATACAAGGTTTTGTTTTTGCATATTTCCATTACCCATGCTTGCTATTTGTTTTGTTACATCATGGTACAGATTCTCATACATTTGTTTTATGTCTTTTTGCATCTGCATTGTCGTTGTTTGTCTTACTTGTTCTGCATTTTTCAAACTAAACTTCTGTGCCATTATTTATATCACCTTATTTTTTTACTCTTCAAGTTTTGTTTGTGTTTCAATTTGTTGTACATTCTTTTCTACTTGCTGTTGCGTTTCAAGGTTTCCAAGTTCACCTTGTACTTGTGTATTCATGCTCATGCTATCAAACATATTGTTCTCTATTGCTATCTGCATAAGTTCATCATCAATCTGCGCATCTGTTTTGAATTCGTTCTTTCTCCACTTCTTAATATACGACTTTCTACTTCTAGCATTTGCCGCAATCTCTGAAAGGTCTGATGCTTTTTCATCATCTTCATCTTCCATTAATGCATAATGTTCTAAAATATTAATGTTATACTGTATTTCATCCAATCCTGTTAAAACATACCTTGAAACAACTTCGTCTTTGTTTAACATTGCAATATCCAAAATACATTCAACAACAAACTCCAACGCTGGAATCCACGCTTTCATCTTTTCATCACATCTTACTTGTAATGGATAATATAATGCTTTCAATGCTTTTCCACTTGTTATTGTTCCCGCCATTGTTTCTTCTGAAATGTTTGGTATATCAAGTTCTCCATACATTGTTGTTTTAATTCTATCAAGTGTTGTTTTAACACTCTCTGTATGATTCATTTGTGGTGCCAGTGTTCCCACTTGTGGATTTACTTCATTTTGGTTTTGTTCTGAACGTAAATCCCAATATGCACCAGCTCCACTACTTAGATTAGCTGTTGTTTCTGCATTCATATCTACTGTATAACGAATAGGATTCATGCCTTTTCTTTCACTGTCTATATCTGCATTTCCAAGTCTACTATATCCAGCTTCATACATTGCTAAATCTTCAATTTCAGATACGCCTAGCTTATCAATCAATGTTCCATCATTCAAAATAACAACTGCTGGGATATATTCCAACTCTATTATTTGTTCTGGTACAACATTTTGTTCTACATTGCCGATTCCGTTGTACAATGTTGAACTAAAATGTATTTGTCCATTTATTTCTTCATATCTGTTTACTAGATACTTCTTTTGGCTTGTTCGTTTTGTTCTGTTCACACTTTCAAAACTTATAAACTTTGTTAATCTGTCTGAACCATAATCTGTCTCATAATAGAACTGCAAACTGTTATAAAAATGTGTTTGTATTCCATCCTGTTCTGAAAAGTCAACCAAACATGCTACACGCTTTCCAATAAAACAATCTTTTGCACTTTGTAACAATGTTCTCGAAAATTTACTGTTCTTTAAAACCTTGTTTACTAGTTTTTGATATTGTTGTACTTGTTCTGCGTTTTCTTCATCAACATAATTTTGTTGTATCAGAAAATCGGGTGTTTGACTAAACATAAATCTTGCTTCTTTATCAATCAATGTTTTTGCTATTTTAAACCTAACATCTGATGCTACATAATCCCCTGCTGTTCCCTCTGTTATAAATTCAGCACCTTTTTTATAATCAATATAGTTTTGCTGAATCTGTAACAATTCTTGTGTACATAAATTATATCCCTCTTCTATTTCATTTCTTAAAACAAAATAAGGAAAATTTCTTAATGCTTGTATTACTTCAACACTATGCTGTTTATTACTAGCCATTTATTATACTCCTTTCTATTATATAATATATTATAATATATAAGTATATATAAGTCAATATTTATTTAATTAAATAAACAATAATTATTTTATGTTTTATATATAACAAAAGGGTGGATTTCTCCACCCCATTAAATGTTTGTTTTAGAATAATTGGAATCTATCAATAGGAATTCCAAATGCACCAGCATAACCATCTTGTCCGCCTGTTTTTTCGTCATTATACTGCCATGAGTAGTATCCTCGTTTTACTGGTGATACTCTGTATTGTGCTTTCTGCCAACTTCCTACTGGTGGATGATAGACAACTTCAATAGCATCAATAACTTTACCAATACCAGCATATCCATTGTTACTATCACTCCAATTGCAACCGGAAACATACGGTAGCCATCTTCCATCAAGAACATGGACTCTATAACTTACAGAACCAACATCACACTTAATTGCAATGTCTGTTATCTTTCTGCCTTGTACACCAGCAAAATCTTGTAGGTTTCGAACAAACGGATATATTGTTCCATCCTCTACTCTTACTGCATATGTGAAATTAACTGGCACATTATAGTGTCTTCCACTTGGCTGTGGTGTTGTTACTCCTGTTACTTTTACTCCATTACCATAATCAATATCACAAAGTTTCAAAAGGTGCGTGAACCTGTTCTGTGATAAGTTAGCAATTCTAACACCATATGCTGAACCATCTGCGGCAATGTATTTATCATTCCCAAGATAGATTCCTATATGCCCTTTCATCCATACTGCCCAACCAATGTTATTGTTTGTTCTTTGTGAGATTGGAATGGCTTCTACTGCTGTTTCTTTGTATTGATAACTTCCACGCATTTTACCAGTATACCAACTAATTAATCCACTACAATCTACACATATTTGCCCAGCTTTGTTATCATCACTGTACCAAACACAGTTAGAACCATACATTCTTCTTAATTCACGTATTTGTTCTAAACTCATTACAGTTCCTTTTGCTCCGTAAATATATGGAGTTCCTATTTTACTCTTTGCGAAATCAATTAACCCTTGTGCTGTTTTACTCATATACCTCTATAACCTCCTAGAATACCCCTAGAATCAATTTTTATATGACACCTTACTATTCCTTAGCTTGTACCTCTTTAATGCCAGCAACACTCGTTAGAATACTCAAGATTCCTGATAATACAGCTGTACTTAAAACAACTTTCCAATCAACATCATTCATTGTTGTTCCTACACCAATAGCCGCAATAGCCGCATTTGCCATTGTTATAACTGCTCTTACACTTGCCGCCTTAAACCACTCAACTGTATTAACACTTGGTCTAAATACACAATTTTTAAACATGTTTTTTACCTCCATTTTCTAATCGACATAACTCTAATTCATGTTTTGTTTCTCCTATTTCTTTTTCGTTTCTTTCTATTTCATCCCACTGTTGTTTTTGTCCTTTTCTTACGTGTTCTTTATATTCTTCTATTTCTTTGTTTTGTTTTTCTAGTTTTTCATTTTGTTCTTTCATTTCTTTTGTGTTCTCACTTAACGGTCTATATACTGCTGTAAATATTCCAATAAGTGAACTTAAGCCTAATACTACTATACCTATCATTTCTGCCGTTGTCACATTGCTATACCTCCTGTTATTTTTTTTAGTTATACCAGAATATCACACCAACTTTTTTTAGATAGTTAAAGTATCATTTAATTAGTTTAGTACAATTCAATTTTAATATCTAATCTTAACAATAGAATTCCATCAAACATGAAATCAGTACTTGAACGAACAGAACAACCTTTTTCATTATTACTATTGTCTTTTTTACCGCTACATGAAATGACATACCGGAAAATGAACCCGAACTACTATACAACTTATACTTAACTGAATTCGTTTCTTCACCTAAATAATATATTTGTAGAATATCTGTCATATTATTTACAGTTATAGTTAAGAGTTAGTTTATATAGTTTCTATTTTTTGCAACATAAGTAATGAAGATTCCAACATACATTTTTCCACTCAATGCTTCTTTATTTCTAATCGTTATATCGCCATTTTTGTCGATAATAAGATTAGATAAATTTCTAAACGCGCTATAAGTTGCACCGTCCCCTGTTGTTATACCGCATGGTGCTATAATTGTTGATGATGGTGCAATAGATTCGCTTACAGATGCAACTTTCTGTGTACCTGTTCCATTGCCATCAAATTCTATTGTTGCGCTTATAGTTACTGAATGCGGGTTGATAATAATATTGTTATTGTTGTTTCTAACAATAGAACCGCTTTCCAGTGTTAAGCCAACAATATAATTTGTATCAGCATTTTTAATGTATCTTGCAACGTCTAACCCTTTACAACAAAATATATTTTGCTGATAATTTGAAAAGTAGTATTCATGCAACTTATCACCAATAAAAGAGCCACCCTCAACAAGTGTATGAATAAAGTTATCTTTATTATTTGAATACAATAAATATTGAGCCTCTGTATCATCCCAATAATTTACGTTTCTCAAACAAAATACATTATATATTTTTAAGTATATTACGGTATTTACATAAAAAGCATACTGATAAGTGTCAGAATAACAGTCATTGAATGTAGCATCAGCATAGCAATCTGCAAATTTACTACCTACAAAATTATCACTTAACCATGCATGTACATTTGAAAATGTAGACGGTTTTTTTATTAATAGTGCTGTGTAACACTCTCTAATTGTTATATATGATACTTCAACGTCTGAACCATTAGAATATATGCCAACATCACAATTATTAATTCTACATTTTGTGATAAACGTTTCTTTAGATGAGTTACTGTATGAAATACCGTTTGTTGCGTTTCTAAAAACGCAATTAGTAATATACATTTGTGAACCTTTTACAATGTTAAGACCGCCATCAAAAATAATATTATTATAACTACTGTAATAGAATGATTCCTCAATAGTAGCATCTATAATAATTGGCTGTTGTGATTTAATAACTGCACCATTACCATCAACTATAATTTTTTTCGTAATCGTAAAAGTATTAACTTTATAAGTTTTGTTTCCGTCAAGTTTCCATATAATGTTATCACTGTTCAGCATAAGTATGAATGCATTAGTATCATCTGTTTTGCCATCACCAATAGCACCGAACATTTCGGGTGTAACATAGTTATTTTTAATATACAATAAGAAATTTTTGTTGATTTTTATTTCCTCAATACTTCCATCTTGTACGGTTGTAGTTGCTTCTGGATGTTCATTTAACCAACTTTTTACTGCATTGTTTGTTTGTTCGTCTGTTGGTTGACCTACTTCTACCCACTCAACTTCTCCATCTTTTGCTCTTGGTATTTTATTGTTATCATTGACTGTTGGTTTATCAACTTTATTCTTTATTACATTTTTTATTTCTGTTTTCTGCTCATTTGCTACTTTTAACAACTCTGCTTCAAGTTGCTTGTAATAGTCATACGCTTCTTTTTCTTGCTCCTGTGTTCCACTTACTTCCAATCCATCCAATACTACACCATTTGCAAGTGTAGTATTCCATTCATTTGTTATAATACCGTCCGTTCCAGTTTTAATGGCACAAACAATAAAAGATATAACACCATTATATGCTGTTACTTTTCTGCTTAGTTCCCAACTGAATGTTACATAGTCCTCACCATCTGTTGCTAAGTCTGTTACAATATATTTGTCTCTTCCGCTTTCTAACCCACTTGCATTTTGATAAATAACTCTTACATCTAGTTTGCTTAAGTCTATTCCATTTCCAACAAACCTTTTACATCTGAAATATTTTCTTTCACCTTTTTCATCACTCATAACACCGAATATTCTTTCTGTGTCTGGAATAATCATTGTTCTTGTATCTGCATCTATCTCTATTTTATCATTTGTTTCTGTTAATGTTGCTTCTACAACTTCTGCCGCATTTAATAATTCATCTACACTAGGCACTTCTTACACCCCCTTATGTTTGTTCTATATACATTCTGTTTGTTGTTATTCTTGTTTTGTTGCTTTTACCTGTTAATTCAAAATAAAACATACTTCCATGTGTTACATCTACTGGAACTGTTACTTTATCCTGTATAATCTCATTTGTTTGTTTTCCATCTACATCATAGAAACTTATAACTCTTTTTGTTTCTTTCCAATCATTGTCAAAATGGAATACCAAACACAAATAATTATCAGAACCCCTTACAATGTTTTCAAAATCACATTGCTTGTTTCGTCTTAATAACTGTCCAGCAACATCAAAATGTAATTCTCTCATAAGCCTGTACCTCTTCTAATTATTCCGCTTGCCACTGTTCTTTCTACTGTTTCATCATGTTCTATATTCAATGGCTCTGAATCATATGTTGCAAATACTGGTTCTCTTTCTTCTATGATTGCCATACATAATTCTATTCCATTATAGATTCCACAACTATAATCATCACCAATGTTTTGTTCTTGCATTGCTCTTAGTTGTTTTATACTGTTCTTAATTGTTTTTAATTTCTTCCAACTTCTCAACATTCTTAACACCTCCTATAAGCTTCTATTTACCGCCTATATGCCATTTTATTTACTTAACCTATAAATACTAACCACTCTTGCTATTTGTCTTTATTTGCTTAATATCAGCTACTGTATACTGGTCTAACGCATACCACAATGCACTACGTTAATTCGATAGGCTTTTTATCCTACCCTCTTGCAGTTTCTATTCCTACAAGTCTAGCATACCTATTAACTTCTTATAATTCAAAATACGAACTTTATATTTTCCTCTTACTGTCCAATTCTTCTGAATAGCTTGTGTTATGTTCACTTTATTATTGAAGAATTTCATTGCTTCTGTTTTTGAATAGAAATAATACTTTTTATGAGTTTCAATGTCAGTTATAACGATTGAATGATACATACATTTTTTATTTATTTTTAATACCCTTTCTAAATTTGTATCTTGTAATAAATAATACTCTCTGCATCTTGTATTCAATCCTCTAAATGTTCTATGCAACTCGACTTGTGCTTCTTTCATATTTGTATAAGCTCCTACAAAGTTCAATCTAAAATCATACACATAACATTTTCCTTTTCCATTGGCATCCCACATTTTCTCTACAGTGTTTTCGTTAGCCATGTTTTCTTTTTGTGTACACCATCTAAGATTGTTTAGTTTGTTATTCAATTTGTTTCCGTCTATGTGGTCAGCAATGTTTCTTTCCTCTGTATGACCATCTACAAAAGCATAAGCCACCAATCTATGTACAAAACATTTCTTCCATCTTCTTTCGCCTTGTAACTTTAAAGCTACTTGTTTATATCCACTGCTGTTAAAACTCTGTACTAATTCCATTCCATCTTTTCCATAAACATTTCCATATTTGTCTATTTCATAAATATCTAATACTTGTTCATATTCTGTTGCTAATGTATTGACTTTCTTTCTCTCATACATCACTGGCAACCTCCTTTATAATATTGTCGCAATAGCTCTTGGGAACATTATTCTTTCGTCAGTTCCTATGCGTTGCACGTGTCAAACAGCCATACGCTGTAAGACTTCCGTTCTGGTCTGCATTTCAGCCTTTCCAGTCTTTTCTATCGCTTTATACACGCCTAGTCTTGTGGTATTTTTAAACGTGTGAGCATCTATATTAAATTCATCATATATAACATTGCCTTTTGCATCCCTTGCATACGTTAAATCTTTCAATTCCTTTATTGTGTTTCTACACTTAGGAGAACATATAATCTTCTTAAAACGTTTTATCTTCTTTGTGTTCTGTAGTCTACTTCCCGCATACTTTTTACAAGCATACATACTGAATCCCTCTTGTCTATAATACTGTATTGACTTTGGTTCTGCTGAATCCGCATATATTGGTTTATTACATCTTTCAGCTCTTCCTTTTGTTTTCCTTACTCCATCCAACAAAATGAATTTGTTATCTGTTATATGGTTTCTATATACTTCATCATAGATATATAATATTTTGTTTTTATCATCTACTGCACAACTAATAAGTGCATTATAACTTGTTTCAAAGCCAAAATCCAAACCAAAGAAATGGTATTTACTTGGTATGTTTGTTATTGTATTTGTAAATTGTTTTGCGTTTGTTGCAATCGTAAACTGTGGCAATACCCTTGTTCCACTTGCTCCGAATCTTCCCCACCTTGCTACTGCCCATAAATGTGGGTCATTAATCTTTAATCCATCAAGACGCTTTATATATGATGCTGGCAAGAAAGGGTTATCATCTGCAATACTATGATGATAATATACTCCATTCTTTTTGTTTACTAATGTTCTTCTTCTGTATATCTCCTGTTCTTCCTGTATTACGCGTTCTTTTCCTTTATCATCTGTATGAACAAAAAATGTATTGTATACCCAATTCTCTTTCCCTACTGGGTTTGTTGTCATAATAAAGTGTAGTGACATTTTAGGCTCTCTGATACGTCCTAGAAGCTCTGTATAAGCATCATAACGTATTTCACTACATTCTTCCATCCAAACGATAGAAACACCATGTATGGACTTTATTTTCTCAACATTGTCCATTCCTCTAAATATAATTCTACTTCCATTTGAAAATCTCACTTCCATTGGTGACATAACCGCTACAGCCTTTCCATTCTTAGGCAAGTGCTGATTAGGCAATGATTCATCACTTAGCATATTCATCTTTTCTAGTATTTCTTTAAATAATGCAAAACATGATTCTTTTATTGTTCCATATACTTGTCTTACAACAAGGCACGTTCTTCTTTCTTCTAATAATTTTAATATGATTTTAAGTGCTACATGATAACTCTTACCGCTACCATATCCACCGAATAAAAGGTATTGTTCATAATTCCAATCTGTTAAAAAAGTGGAGAACCTTTTCGAAACATCAATATTAATATCCATGCTTCACTTCTCCTTTTGTTTTAATTTGTTTGTAATAGCAGAAAAGGACAGATACATCACTGTGCATCTGCCTTTCTGTTTGAATTAATTATACCATATTATATTTTATACGTCAATGCTTTACTTGAATATTTTATCTAAAATATCTCCAAGATTATTAACTACTTTATCCATTGTTTTAAACAGTTCTTCATAAGATTCTCCATACACTTCTTTCATGCATTCATCTCTGTGATTAATAAGATTCTCAAGTGTTGCATTTTTCATTTTCAAATCTTCATCTTTAATTTCGCTCATGCATATCACTGAACCGATTGCATTCATAATTGTTGCTTGACTTTCAAGCAGAGTGTCAATCTTTCTCTTTAATACATCTAACTTGCTTTCTTCATTAATTTCTTTTGTTTCTTTCGTTTCTTCTCTCTGTTGCTCACTTTTACTTTCAACAACTTCGAACACTTCTTTTCTCCATTTAATTACATTCTCTAAATGGTATGAACCAAACCCAATGTTATGATACTTTCTTCCAACTTTCCTATACATAATTTCATAATATGGCTTGAGTTTACTGTCTACAAGAATCGCATCATCTACAATTATCTTAATATCATACACTGGTATTTTCTTTTCATATTCACACATGTTTTGTACTTCCTTTCTGAAATAGATATTTATTTGTTTTCTTTTAGGCTTTACTGCCTAATGGATTATATAGGATTCGAACCTATAACTTACCGCTTATGAGGCGGTTGCTCTAACCATTGAACTAATAATCCTTATGTGTTGCTTTCATGCGCTAAACACTACTCACAACACTTTAGCAAGAAAAGAAATTTGATATGTACACCTTTTATAGTGTGCAACTGCCTAGGTTGGACTCGAACCAACACATTAAGGAATCAAAGTCCTCTGCCTTTCCGTTTGGCTACTAGGCAATGCCTGTGTTTTAATGACTTTAGCACCTGTCAAATGTTCTCAATCTGCTCTGCAAGTTCCTTTGATATTTTAAAGCCACTTCTTCTATAGCACTGTTCTAAATCATCATAATATGTTCTGCCTATACACCATACAGCATATACTTGACAAGACATGAACAAAACAAAATCATTATTCTTTAATAATACAACTGGAACACCACTTCCTCTTACATTAAATCTTTTCATTTTAATGTTCCCTATATTATATTCACAATACTCTAAGAATTTTTCTTTTGCTATTCTGTTGTTTAAATACATCCTAACTCTTACCATGTTTTATCATCATCCTTATCTGTTCTTTGTTCTCTTTGTTTCTTTCTGATTATATATTAACACAATATACCATATTTGTCAATTACTTTATTCATTTTATTTGTAACTCTTACCATAATTATAAACTAAACCATGGTCTTTTCTTTCATCATAAGATGCAACAATATTTCCTGAAATATTATCATACAATTTATATCTGCATCCTGCACTCTTTACTGTTACATCCCAAATATACATACTTCTTAATTTGTGACAAAAATCATTATAACTATTTGCCTTTACTGTAATAATTGTTCTCTTCATTTTGTTTTCCTCCTGTTTTGTTTTATTTGTTTACTGTTCCTTAACTTGTTTATATAATAACATATATGTTTTATTATGTCAACTACTTTTTTAAGACTTTTACTCTTTTTGTTATATCTAAATCAAATTCATCAATTACTGTATAATTTGCTCTGTTTAATTTTTTTCATATTTTTTGTTCCTCCTAGTTTGTTTTATTTGTTTTCCTTAACTTTAATTATATTATAACACAATATAGCAGAAAGTCAATATGTTTTATATAATATTTTATATTTATTTATATAATAAAATAAGCACCCTAAAATGAGTGCTTAAATTCCTTTTATTGGTATTTTTATAATTGGGTTATAATCAATATATTTCCTGTTCTTCTTACTTCTTCCTTTGTTTGATGTATCCAACCTCACAATATTACTTCCCCATTTCTTTTGTAGCAATTCAAATTGTTCTTTTTCCTTTTCCATGTTTCTATAAATTGCACATCCACCTTTTTGTTCTGATTGCCTACAAACATAATGGTATTTATTAACTCTCAATGCTCCACGATACTTATTCATGTTCTGCAATGTCATATCATAATCTTCTTTCAAAGGTAGCATTTCATCATATCTTAACTCATTGCCCTTTATAAAACATTGAAATGGGCCTCCTATATAGCTTGTGGTACTGAATGGTGAATACTGCCTATAGCTCATTGTATCACTGTTACAATTTATTCCCCAAAACTTAAAGCCCCACTCTTCACATAACAATGAATAACGATATACAAAACCTAATATGTCCGCTGATTTCAGCTTTACTTTTTCATACGCATAACTTTTATCCTCTGACATTTCAAAATGCTCTATACACCGTAAATCATCATCTATAATAAGGACTATATCTGCACCATGATTAAATTCTTCATCAAGGATATAATTTCTCACTCTACATAGATTCCCTTGTACACCTTTCTTACACTTAACAATGTTTTCTTTATGTTTTGGGTTAAACTCTAAATATGTTTTATATTCTTCTGGTGAAACATACACTTTACAGAAAGGAATATATTTTAATGTTTCAACAACAGGTCTTTTATATGATGGACACACTATAACAATTTCTTTATCCTTATATTTCATTCTTTCATCTTCTCCAATGCCTTAACACCATCTATTACTCTTCCAACTCCCGCTCTTTCTCCGAATGTTTTCTCGTTTCCATTCTTCTTTGTTGGGAATGCTTTTACCTTTTCAATACCTAACACTCCAAGTGCATTTATCCAATCTACTTTATTATCGAACTTTAAAACAATATAATTATTTTCTTCATTCAATACTTCTGTAAATGGTACTTCTGGTTCTATCTCCAGCTCTTCATCTGCTAATGAATCCATTGCAAAACCAAACACTTCCATGTCCATTTCTGCTATTTCATCTAAACTCTGTTTTAATAAATCTGTATCCCATTCGCTTTCATTTAGTTTGTTATCTACTAACCTGTATGCTTTTATTTGTTCTTCTGTTAAATCTTCCAAACAAACTGTAGGTACTTGTTTTAATCCGGCTTTCTTTGCTCCTAATATTCTACCATGTCCAGCTACTACACTATTATGTTTGTCTATTATTACTGGCTGTGTAAATCCAAACTCTTTAATACTATTTGCTATTTGTTCTACTTGTTCTTTACTATGTTTCTTTGCGTTCTTCTTATATGGTTTTAGTTCTTTTATTGGTTTATAAACTATGTTTAGTTCTTCCATGTTCTTCCATCCTTTCTATGTTTTATTTATATATGTTCTATATATCTTTGTTATGCTTGCCTTTGTTCTGTTATCCGTTTGTTCTATGTTTTACTATATAGCTTTTTATTATTCACATGGTGTTCTATTTATTTTACTTACATATAACTTAGTAGCTTGCCCATGTATTTTACGCTTTTGACCTTACAATTTTTTAATGATAACAATAGTACTGCTTTATGTTTTGCTTCCTGTATGTTTTGTGCATAGCATAATGTTGTATTTATTTGTTCTGTTTCTTTTCCGAAATCATCTAGCTTTGTATATGTTACTAAATACTTACTTTGCTTTTCATCTTCTATATCTGTGCTTAGGTTTTGCATTTGTTCTAATTCTTCCTTTCCTTGCTATATGTTTTTTCAGCAATACCCATTATAACTCTCCTATCTGCCTTTTCTAGCTGTTTTATTTATTTTGCTTATACTTTATAGGGTTAATGGTTTAAAACGCTTGTATAGGCTTATTTGCCGTCATATACATCGTTTCCCCATTCTTCCTCTTCACTTTCTTCTTCAAGCCAATCTGTTCCATTTTCTGCATCCCAGATTTCTTCTTCATCCTGTTTGTTTGGTTCATATACATCACCCTGTGTTATGAGGTTAATTGTTACTTCATTCTGTACTTTACCTGTTTGTTTGAACATATCTAACTTATCCATCATTGAAACAATTTCTTTGATTGCCGCCACATCACCGGTTAATCCTTTTTTAAACAGTGCTACCATTAATAAATTCTGGTTTGTTAGTTCACCACTTTTGAAACCCATGTGCATTAATACTTGTTTTTGTTTTTGTGTTGTTATATCCATTGTTAGTAATGCTTTCATGGATTGCTGTAATGCCATTTTTTCATCGCGTTTCTTCTTCCTTGCTTCAACACCTAACTGTCCAATCCTTTTTCTTTCTTCTGGTGTTCTCTCATTCATTGGAATTAAGTTTTCTACTCCACTACGTAATATCTTTGGTGACTTCGTATTTGTTGCCATTCCTTTCTGTTCACTCTCCTTTTACTTTTGTTCCATAATATCAAATAAGGCAAGGAAGTATGCTTTGTTTTGCTTCTCCCTCACCAATATTTCTTTTATATAAAAACAGTAAACATATAAAACTAATCAAGTATACAAGGTTTATGTATATATGAACGAAATTATTTTATAAGTACAAACATGGCTTTTTATTATTTTGTTTTATACGTCCACTGTTTTTATCTATTTATATTTTGGCTAACATTTATGGCTGTTACTTATACATTCCTATCCTAGAATATTTCCTTAGTTCCATTTTATTATAGCATGTTACTATCTATTTGTCAACGATAAAATTCATTTTATGCAATGTAAAATTTAATTTATTTTACTTTTATTTATGTTTCCTTTGTTTGTTCTGCCTAAAAAGTAAATCTATTTCTTTCTTAGCTTTTATCCTTTCTTCTTTCACCTTTTCATTTGCTTCATAGTATTCTAAATACTTAGTACAAATTTCATGGCAATGTAATATTCTTTCTTCACAATTCTTACATGGACTGTGTAACATTATATCAACCCTTTTCTTCTTAGATAATCCTCTACATCACATAAATATAATATTGCTTCCTGTGTATCCTGTTCCTTTATACTAACAATACCATCTGTGTCTTTTACTGTGTACCTGTATTCTGGTATCGGAAAACCGTCTTTTGTTTCATTCTTTAGCTTGCGCTTCACTTTTGTTACAAAGTTTAATATGAATACTACAACCAATGTTACTACAATGCTTTCTAATGCCCCTATATGGCTTTTTATCAGCACATATGGGAATATGATATAAATAATACATATAAGTTCTTCAAAATGCCCTACAAGCCAATTACGAGCCTGTACAATAGTTTCCTTTGAAGAGCTTGCTACTGCTTCAAATAGTTTGTTCATAGTTTCTTTAATCCTTTCATAAATTCACCCATCCCATTCTTTAATGTTTCCAGTTTTGTTTCAAGCCTTTTTCTATATGGTGGTGTCTTGCATACTTCACATCTGTATCTGTTTTCTTTGTTAAAGAATGCTCCCGCAAACTCTTTGCATATTTCACAATTATGTTCAAACACTTCTTTTTCATCTGCCATAACATACACTTCTAATTCTACACAACCAATTCCATTGCTTTCATTTTTCTTTATACTGTAACTTATGTTTTTAGAATTGTTTTTTGCTATAATGTTTGATGATATCCATTTACAGCATTCAAGGTACGCCTGTTTCATTGTTTTGGCTTTAAACTGTTTACTGATAATCTTTTCTGCTATTAACATGACTTTAATCCTCCGATAACTCTTGCTTTGCTTCTACTGCGCTTCTGTCTGCAAGTTCGTTTAATGGGTCTCCATTATGTCCTTTTATATGTACCATGTTTATCACCATCTTTTTCTCATACACAAGCTTGAACATCTTTTCCCATATTTGTTTATTCTTTATCGGTTTATCTTCCTTTGTTTTCCATCCATTCTTATACCAGTTTAAAAGCCATCCTTTTGTTATAGCATTCACAACATATGCACTATCACAATATACTGTCACCTTTTTTGCTTTACCCTTAAAGGCTTTTACTAATGCCATATATACTGCTGTTAATTCCATTTCATTGTTTGTCGTGTTTCGTTTGTTTCCTTTTGTTACACTTGTTTTGAATCCGCTGTCACATTTTACAAGTTCCACATAGCTCCATCCACCTATACCATGATTTCCACTACAAGCACCGTCTGTATAAAATATCAGTTCTTTCATTCATTTGTTCCTTTCTTTGCATCAGCTTTAATATCTGCATACAGCTTTACAATAATCTTTGCAACCAGCTCCCACAATGTTTTACCATACACTGTTCCAATCCAATCATGCTTTTCTCTTACTTTTATACAACAACATGAATAGAATACAAACTTTCTTGTTTCATTAAGCTGTTCATAATATGGCATAAAACTCTGTGTTCTGTAGTTATACCTTATACAGATTCCTTGCATTGCTTTTTCTAATATTTCAAGTGGCGCAATCTCTGTTTTTGTATAATTTTGTTTTTCAAGCATCTTTGCAACTGGCTTTACTTTCCAAAGGAAATTGTTTAGTATTTTTATATTCTCCTGTTTTGTACAATCTAAATTTAAAATTTCTTCTGTTTTCATGTTTTGTTCCCCTTAATTAAAAAAGGCAAGAAATAGAATACTTCCTACCTCCTGCCTTTTATCAACATCTATGCAACGTTTGTTTTATTTGTTTGTTTTAGATTTCCCAATCGTCATCTTCATCATCCTCCGCTTCTTCTGCTTCGGACTCTGCATCAGCGGCTTTCAAAAGTTTTACATAAGCTTCTGCTTTCATCTTTGTTTTTGCTTTGATGCCACGCTCTTTACACATTTTGAAAAGCTCCATTGCTGTTTTTCCCTCATATGGGTCTCTCTCTTCTTCATCCTCTGTATCCCAGTCATCATCTTCGTCAACTGGCTCTTCCTCTTTCTTAGCCTGTTTCTTTGATGTTGCCTTTGCTTTCTTTGTTTCTTTCTTAGGCTCTTCCTCGTCAAGTTCACCTCTGTCAAACTTCTCAAGAAGTTCAATCAGTGCATCTTTCTTTCTTGATTTACACTTAGAGGAAATCCCTCTTGCACAGCACATCTTGTAAAGGTTTGCCGCTGTCATATCTGTATAATCAAAATCCTCTTCCTCTGCTTCTGTTTCAGCTTCTTTTGTTTCCTCTTCTGTCTCTGGCGCATCCATTTCTACACCATCTTTAAGTCCTGTTTCAAGAACTCTTGCTGTAACCTTTGGAAGTGCTTTAAGAATTACAAGGATTTTATCTCCCGCAACTGCTACCTCTCTTGTAAGCATTGGATAACGTGAACCAATCTCACAGATGTTTTCTTTGTTCTTTCCCTCAATGATTTCTTTTGCCGCTTCATAAGCTGTCCAATTCTTTGCCATTTTTCTTTCTCCTTTTCTCTTTCACTTTGTTTTCTGAATCTGTTTTGTTCTTTTGTTTACTCTTAAATATTAACATATCTTTTTGTTTTTGTCAATATAAAAACAATAATTTATTTATTTTCTTCACAACATTCACATGGACACGTTTCTGCTTCGTACTCCCACTCTTCTCCGTGTTCTACAAGTCCAACAGCTTCACACGCTTCTAAAACACAATCAAGCAATGCAATTAAACCATCTTCATCAAGGATACCCAAACTGCCTTTAAGAAATACCTTTGTTTCTTTTCCATCCTCTTCTGTTACAAGCTGTTCTGCTACACTGTAGCCTACTTTGTTTGTTTCACTGTTGTACGCTTCTGAAATCACAACATTTCTTCTGTCCTTAAAACGCTTTGAGGAAAGTTCTCTAAATGTTAATCTTCCCATTCTTCTCCACCTCCCTCTTCTCCGTTGTCTGGTAGTTCTAATACTGCCATAAACTTAAGCATGATATATTCCTCATCCACTAAAGAACAAATATTATCTAAGTTTACATTTTCCACAAGTGACTTAAATGGGATTGTTGCATTTCCATCTTTGTCAAAGTTAATTGCTCCAATAGTGAACATACCTAAATTTACTGCTCTACTTGTAGCTCCTTTTGCATGTAAGGTAATATCATTGTTTAATCCTTGTAATAGTTCTACACTTGTTAGGATTTCATCATATCTTAGTTTAAACTTAACTTGTACTGTTTTGTTTTTACCAATAGTTAAACCCTCAAATGTTGCTATCCCTTTTTGTTGTAACTTTCTTTCCACTATTTTGTTTTTCTCCTTTCTGTTCTAAACTTCTGTTCTTGTTTTCTTCTTTCCTGTTCTTTTTGTTTGAAATAGTTATTTCTTGCATTTATGTTATGTTTTACTTTATTAACATCTATAACATTAATACTTTGTTTTGTATTACTATTTCTATTTGTTGAGTTAGAATCTAAGTTGTTTAACTTATCTGTGTTAGGCATGAAGCTAACAGCTTCAAAACCCCCTCTTTCTTTCTCCCCCTTATAATACTCTTCTTCACTTTGGTTGTCAATACCATTTTTTGATATTTTATACTTTTTTAAGAATTCGCTATCTTCCTCTTCTAATTTGTTTAATACATCACGCTCTATAAGCTCCCTATATGCCTTTATATCCTCTTCTTTTATTGCAACCCATACTTCATCCCTATTGATGAATTGAAAAGCAAATAAGGGTATTTTATGCGCTTCTAAAGCATGATGCTCTAATACATGAAGTACACTTTGTTTAATACTGAAACTTTCATGGTCTGTACTTTTTAATTCACAAAGGAAATGCTCGCTTTCTCCATCGCATTTCTCTATCCATCCAGCACCACTGTTTCTTGTAGGTTTTAAACCTAACCTTTGCATTACTTCTGCTTCATTCTTTCTATACCACTTTGTACTACGTTTATTCATTTGTTTCGCCATCCTGTTCTTTTAGTTTTTGTTTTGTTAATGCTTCAAGATATTTGATATATCCTAATCCAAGTCTATGTGTACTTTTACTTCTATAATTCTTTCTTGCTTCATTTAATTCTGCTGTTCCAAACAAATCTTTGAATCTTGTTTCTGTTTGTACTATTACATAACTATAGTTATCTTTTCCATTTAGCATTTAATCTCTATACCTCCATTCTAAAAACTCTATTCTTCTTAAAATAGCATTTCTAAGATTTAAGCGCACTCCTTTATTTAGTTCCTTAATACATTGTGCAATGTATTTTCTTAAATCATTTACACTTTCTTCTGTGATATAATCTACATTGCTTTATTCCGTGTTTGTTTTACTTCCCTGTTGGCTTTATAATAGCTTCTTTTACATACTCGTATTTTATCACGATTGTCATAATAATTCTTTTTTGTGCAGTCCTTACAATAATAATATAACCCATCAATGTTATTTTTACTTTTGCTAAACATTTCTATAGGCAATTCCCTTTTACATTTAGAACATACCTTTGTTCCCTTTTCAAAATCTGCTTTCATTTTTGTTTTCCTACTCACCTTTTATAATTTGTTTTGCCAGTTTACCAATGAATTGTTTGTCCATTCCATTCAGCCTACTAAACAAATCAAAACCTGTTGTTCCATCAAAATCATAGAAAACATATCCATACTGTGTATTTATTCTAATTGTTTTCTGTGAATATACTTTTTGTTCTCTTACTAACTGTTGTGCTACTTCATCAAACTTTTTGTCACTCCACTTAGGACTATCTTCTTCATAATACAAATAACTATGTATTAAAACAACTCTTTGTAGAAAGTCTATTTTTAACTTATCTGTCCAATATGTTGGAAAAACATACATTTGTGTCTACCCTCCTATTCCATTCTTCTATTACTTTGTCAACAGAACTTGTAGCTATTTTTTCTTGCGACACTCCTTTTTGATAAATCTTATCTGCTATTGAAGAAGTTCTAACTCCACATGATAAACACATAACCTGTACACCATTTTCTACAAATAAAACTGCTTTACCTCCACAAAACGGGCAAGGTTTTAATATTGAATTAATACTTTCCATTTGCTCTATACCTCCATCATTTCATCAAAACATTTTTCTAAATGTTCACATCCTCTACAATTATTCAACGCACATTCATCACAATTATCTGACACACATAAAACTGTTTCCGCAAAACAACAATGGAAATCATCACAACCTTTTGTTACTATTGTTTTGCATTCTCCTAACCATTTCTTTATTTCTTCCTGTTCTTTTTCCCTTGCTTCTTTTCTGCATGATTCATATATATCATTCATTTGTTATTCACTCCTTTGTTATTATATTTTCTTCTATCTGTTTTAATCTCCCTATTTGTTTTATATAACTGTTATCTTGTTTACAAATAATACTATAATACATTTATTATTATATATCAATAACTATTTTAAAAACTTTTTATGTTATATGTTTTATAAATATAAGCTGTATAGCTTTATAAAGAAAAATATATATATAAATATATATACAAAAAGAAAATTTATTCTAGCAATCCATAATATTTGTAATCTTCGTATATTCCATTTTCTCTTTTATATATTATTTTATTATATAACAATGTTTTTATCAGTCTTTCTTGCATTAAATCTAAAAACAAATCATTTATATAACTTCGTTTTATGTTTTCTATGGTATTCTTTCAGCAATGGTGTTATTGTACTATATATTTTGCTTTTCTTCTGCACTTGTTTTGCATATTCTTCATATTCTTCTAATGTTTTTCCTGTGAATTTCTCCATTTCTTTTCTAATCCTCCTATTTAACGATTTAAGACACTTTATACCTTTGCCCTATATTTTTATTACTGAACTATGTAAATACGCTAGAAACGTAAAATACAAGCTATAGAAGATATAATAAAAGGTAGCTTTTTATGCTACCTTAAATTCAATATATATTTGTATTACTTATGATTTATTTAACATTTTTAAAACACACTCATCTCTATGAATACAACAATAGCAACCATAATAAACGCAACGTGGACATGGTACTTTATCGCATTGTTTTCCATTTAGTTCACTACAATTCCAGTAAATACAAGGTCTATTTTTATTCACAGCGATTAATTTATTTAAGCCTTGGATGTAATCGTTTATTTCTTTTTCTGTTTTTAATTCCATACATATCACTCCTATTTTGTTTATGACTACTATTTGTTTCTGCACATATAATACTATAGTTTTAATGTTTTGTCAAACATTTTTTTGTAACAAAAAAAGGAACGCTTTTTTTTATACGTTCCCTAAAATGTTTCTTCTTTTAGTTTTTGTTTTGTTTTAGGAATGAATCCATACATAGCAATACAGTAAGAATCTGCTAAATCATCATTTATTTTACAAGGTACTTTCTCAGCTCCTATTTTAACGTTTATAACGCCTTTCTTGCCCCTGCCTTTATATTCCTCTGCTATATATTTTAAAAGCCCTTTCTGCTTCAAATAGAGGATTGTAGGATACTTGTTTGGATTTATTCCATATTTGTTTTCTTTAGGTTTATTTGTTCCAACTACCTGTGTTTTCCAACTCATAGTTTCTACACTATAAACTTTTATATTATGTGCTAGAAATACATCTAATATTGTTACAATTAAACCGCCTGTTGTAATAAGGTATTGTGAACTCATATGTCCACCACTAAACGTTCTAATTCGCTCTATAATACATTTTATTTCAATAGGCTTATATTTCCTTAATAGCTCATTTAAAATGGATTCTAGGACGCTTCTAAGGTCTTTACGCTTATCATAGTTATTTTTGCATCTATTGAAATCTACACTGTACATTTTTATTAGTTTTTTATCTACTAATACTGTAATTCCTGTTCGTGTATAACTTTCATCAATTCCTATTACAACCATGTTTCAATTTTCTCCCTAATATATCTTGATTATGAAATAACCTACACATTGCCCATACATCAGAAAACCATATCGGTGTAAAATATATGTTTTCTAAATCTTTTGGTAACTCTGGCTCGGGTTTCATCAGCGTGTTACCATGTATCACATATCCAGCAAGTCCATGTAATGCAAGCTGTATATAACACATATATACACAAGTTATATCTACATCCTGTCCGACAAAGTACACATGATTTTGATAATTATATTTTTTAAACATTTCCTTACATTGCTCACTTGCGCTTATTAATGTTGCCCCAGCACCACAAGTCGGGTCATATACACTTGCATATCCTTTTTTGTGTACTGTTTTTCCTAATTCTTTTCTGTTAAATGTAACACTTGACATTGCTTCGCACACATTATATGGTGTAAAGAATTGTCCTGCATTTTTGTTATGTATTTGTAGCATCATGTATAATTCGCCTAGCAAATCTTGGTTCGGTCTTTCTTCTAACTCTTCTACAATTAATGCAAACATCTGTGGAAAAAGTTTTTGTTCTTTTTTAGAATAACTATTAATAATTCTTAAATATTCTTTTTCCCTTTTATCCCATATCTCTTTAAATTGTTTGTCTTTAACCATTGGTAAAATACTTTGGTTTGCTAGTGTTATCGCAAACAACGCCATACAATCAGACCATACTTGATATGTTGACTTTGAACTACACAACATCTTGAAACCTTTTTCAAATCTCTTTTTATAATTTCTATCATCTGTTTTCTTTTTCACGTTCTTCTATCCTCTTTTTATAGAGTCTCGCTGTTTGTTTCAGTGATTCAACTTGTTCTTTTGTTTGGCATTCAATAACAATATCTTTTATATGCTCTGAAAACCAATTCTGCTCTACTACATCAACATAAAAACCATTTTGAACATATGTTGACGCATTGTATATTAAATATTTTCTTCCATGTTTTGTTTTTATACTTCCACAATAGAAACATTTTGTTTTATTAAGCGTAAAACTTGTTCCAACTTTTATTTTATTGCAATAACTGCACCCCATCGTTTTTAACTCACTGTCTTTACGCATATAACCAGCAACTGTATTTCTATTTATGCATTTACATCCATAGATATAGGTTCCACAGTTCCCATTTTCTTTTTTACTTTTGTCTAAATAAATCCACCACAACATATTCCATTTTTCATGCTTTCAACCACTCCAAACATTTTTCTTTACTTGTAAATACTGGATAAATGTCTCTTTGTGTTTTTCTTATTCCAGTATCTATTGTACTGTTAATACATAAAAAGTTTTGTTTATAGCTTTCTATATTTTCCTTTTTATCTGTTACACACTTAATAGGTTTTAAATTATACAATGTTTCTTCTTTGCGTACTATACATTCTTTTACAATACATTTTAAAACAACGTTTTTCTTTGCCTTTTCTCTTTTACTCACAAATACAAGAAAACATTCCTGTTCTGGTAACATTCTTAAATATGCTTTGTGTACGTTTTGCATTCCTTTACACTCCTTTGTTTCACACTCCATGCAATCTAGATATGTCACACGGAGTGCATATGCTTTACAATATTTTGCCATACTTATTATACCACTCTTTTACAAGCTGTTCAATCTTAATAATAAAAAGAATTAAATCTGCTACAATAAGTAAAGAAATATAGATGAAAATATAAGCGACAAAAATTAAACAGCTGATAAATGCTAATGTTATAATCATTTTAATCCAACCTTTTTTTTGTTTTTCCATAGCATACATCTTTCATGTTGCATTCTTCTGCCATCTTACAATTATATCCTGTGCATTTCTTATGCCTTTTTACAAGTCTGTTTTGTTCCAGTAGCTTTGTTTTACTTTCCTGTATTCTTTCCAATCTTCCAATGTATTGTGCAATTTCACTCGGATTATATTCATAATGGTATACTTTAAATTCCTGTGTGTTTTTATCATCACACAGAACTATTCCATTGTGTATTCCTGTTAAATACATATAAAGCTGGCATTGCTTTCTACCGCTTGCATGATACTTTTGTTTCTTAAATGTAAATGTATTTACACTTTTAATTTCTACAATATACGGTATCTTTTCCACACTATCATCATATACACTTTCAAGCTTGTAATCTGCTGGTATTTCGCATATTATATCGGGGGTATAGGATAAATCGAACTCTTCTGCAAAGCGGCCATAATCGCAATCTAAAGGCTTACACAAGCCACCCCTAATAAATAACCTTTGCCACTTCTCATGTATTGCATCACCCTCACTGAATATTCTCATTAATCCTACTGGTACTTGTTCTCCCTGTAACTGTTTGTAAAATAATGATAATACTTGCTGTCGTATACAAAACTTATCATCTGATACAATTACTGCACTTGCATGTAATCCTTTTCTTTCTGTTGTTTCTGCACCCCTTGTCATTACACTTTTAAGGAATTTAAGTTCTTTCGGAATGTCTTTATCTAAATAGAATAAACCATTTAACATCTGTTCTATTTCTTTTTCTTGCGTACTTTGTACCTTTGTAAATGTTTTGTCTGCATCCTTTTTAATATCGTCTATTATTCCCATTTTATTCTCCTTGTTCTGAAATAGATAATATGTTTGCTTGTTTCAATCCAGTGGTTGTACAGAACCTTGTTCTTGCTCGTTTTTCTGTTTCAGCATAACAAAAGAATTTATGCTCTGCACTTCCACCGCTTGTATATGTTCTTCTAAATACTATACAATAAAATATCACTCTAACATTTCCTTGTATTTTTTCTTGTGTTCATCCATGATTTCTTTTCTTACAGAATCAAGGTCTGCAAAATCTACAAAACCACGCTCATAGAATAATGGGATTTCACAACTCTGCATTGGATTACAAACTTTGCTTTTTACCACTTTTACTTTCATAATCATTCCTATACGTTCTTTCGCTTCTGTATTGAATGGGTTATGGTTAGGAATTTCTATATATCCCTTTCTTGCTACTTGCAACTTAAGTGAATCTGCATGTGATAACTTATGACCACCCGGGGTCTTAATGTTATCACCAAAAGGTAACGCATTCATTTTATCACGAATCTGATTAATAAATACAACCGTTGTTCCTGTCTGTTCAATGATGTATTCCAATGTTGGTAAATACTTGTCCATTAATCTTGCAACTCCACCGATTCGCATTTCCTGTTCACTGTCTGTGTTTACCGCTTTTCTAACCTTGTCAATATCATCCTTTGGCTGTAATGATGGTACACTATCAATCATAATTAACGGAATACCCTCTTCTGCAAATCTTATTGCTCTGTTGAATGCTTTTTCTCCATATGGCGCTCTATATATAATCATTTGTTTTGGTCTATTACCGAACAACTTCGCTCTTTCTGTTGAGAACGTACCCTCTACGGGTTCTACAAGACACAACTCATGTTGGGCGCATAGCTGATAGCCTAATGTTGTTTTCCCAGCACTCTCTGCACCGAAAATCTCAATAATTCTTCCTTTTGGAATTCCACCACCAATAATGTTATCAAGGTCAACCAATCCAGTGCTCCATCTTGGAATATCCAAATCTGCCGTTTTCTTTCCCAAACTATAAACACTGCCATTTTCTTTTTTATCAATTTCTGCAATTAACTTTAGTATTCCCTCTTTATTAGTTCCTTTTGCCATGTATGTATTCCTCTCTTCCTTTTTTAACAAGTTCTTTTATCGTTTCTGCTTTTTCATCCGGCAATTTTATCCATTCCTTATCATTTGTTAAATCTGTATACCTCTCAAGATACCATTCAGCTTTTTTCAAATCCTCTAACCTATTTTTATATTTATGCCTCCACAAATACTTGTACGCATTTACAATACAATAAATTGCCACATCCATATCTCCGAATGCAATTCGCATTGTATCAATACATTCAATGCTTGTTCTCTCTTTATAATGTGCTGGATTAATCTTATCCTGTTTGTTCTGTTCTGCTGTTTCAACATTATGTTCTTCATTTTTCTTTTTCACTTCTATTTTCTCCTTTCCAATCGTATGAATTCTAGAAACTTCCTCTTTTACTCTACTTGTTGTTACAGTGCAGAAAACTATTTCATTACACTCTTTCCCAAATGCTGTACATAATCCATCATATTCATACTCACAACCATCACATCGTTCCATTTATTTCACCCCACTATTAATTATGCTAAATAATATCCCTTTTCTTTTACCATGTTGTATTCTTTCTCTGATAATATAATACGTTTATGCTTTTTAATATATCCATAACAATCAATATCACAAATAATTCCATACAATGTTGTTCCGTCTACAATATGTTTCTGTTCATAGATAATGTTTGTTACATACTGCTCTAATACATTCATATTTTCTACCTCGCCATTAATGTGCTATTATATTTTACTACTCTGCTCATGTATTTGTTTTTGTTAAATTCAAGTGCACCCTGTTCTTTCAGAATATCAATCACTCTTGTTGTAACACTTCTTCCTTTACATCTGTCATAGAAATCATCATAAGATTTGAAAACACCCTTTCTGCGCTCTTCTTCTATGGTTTCTGCGGCTTTTTCTCCAATACCCTTAATAATACTCAACCCTTGCTGTATAACGTCCTCTCCATCCATTTTACGCAATGAAGTTTTAGCTGAATAGTTTACATGCGGTAACATAACCACAGCACCATCTTTTACTGCAAACTGTGAATATTTAAAGATATCTGCATCATTATCTGCATACTTCATTTTAACATACCAAAACTGTGTTGGATAATGCACCTTATAATACATCTGGTCAATACTTATTAACGCATAGCCAGTGCTATGTCCCTTGTTGAAGCCATAGATTAGCATACTTGCCCATATATTGTTTGTTTGCTCTCTTGTTAATCCCTCTTGCCTACATCCTCTGAAAAAATCTTTTTTCATTTGTTCAATAATTGGAATGTATTCCGGTTTTGTCAAGTTCTCTGCTTTCTTCATAATCTTTAGCATATCAAAACTCTGTTGCGGAGTTAAGTGTCCAACTTTCTGTGCTACTTCAACTGTTTGTTCTTGATATAACATTGTTCCATATGTTTCTTGTGTATATTTGTAGTATGGTGTGTTCTTATCTACTTTATCAGAAAGTTTATTATGTGCATATGTTTCATGCATATGCAACTGTAATGGTGCTGGTCTGTTTAATGCGTTCACCGCTATAATATCATTTATACAATCACACTGAATCATATCAAGAATCTTTTTAGGTGCTGACTTTTCCATCTGAAATATTCCGTCTGTTCTTCCCTCTCTGAATCCCTCTATAACCTCTTTGCTTTCTTCATCTTCTTCTGTTATTGTATGCCCTGTTTTCTCTCTAAGCTCACGCATTTCTGACATTGTTTTAAGTCCAAGCATATCAAACTTTACACAATTAATATGCTCTAAATCATCTTTATCGAAACAACTGCTTAATGCTCCTGTCTTTCTATCTCTCATAATAATACAAGTATAATCACTTATATCTGTTCCAACCACAGCAACCCCAGCCGCATGTTTTCCAAGGTACTTTATTTTTCCATAAAGTTTTGAGAAATGTTTTATAATGTTGTCATACTTTTCATTAAACTCTTCTGTTCTGTATCCATTCAATAAGTTACTCATATTCAGTTCATCATCTACTATGAATCCCTTAATATATGACTTAATTTCTGCAATTACTTTTTTATTTTCATCTGCTTCAAACCAATCAACATCTTTTGTTGTTTTTAAGTTACAGACACTTGCCAAATCATTCACAAGATTATCAACTCCATACATTCCATAAGAACAAATCTGTATTGCTTTGTTTGGATATTTGTTTATAACGTAGTCAATTACTTCCTGTCTCCTATCTCGTTCGAAATCTAAATCAATATCCTACCTTAGTCGTTCGTTTCCAAACTATCAAGGCTAGACTATATCTTCCACTCTCGTGGCATTCGCACTTCGGAATGGTGCTTATCTCCATCCCTACACTTGTTACTCTCTTCACAAGCTAGTCGTTACACCTTTCTATACGAACATTTCCATAAACTAGATGTTTATGTAACATTGTTCTTTTAACATTGTAGTGTTTTTCTGCATATTCCACAGCTTCTGTTATACTTAGAAATTCATCTATCAATTTATTTCCAACATACAATTTGCATGGTCTATAATTTCTGAATGGTGTATCTTTTCTTCTCTCATATCCATGCTTCAAATTGTCTGCTTGCTTACACCATCTAAGATTTTCATAATAGTTGTTCTTTACATTTCCATCTATGTGGTCAACAACTAGCTCTGGTTTATATCCTTTGCAAAAATATTTCGCTACTGCTCTATGTATTGACAAATGTTTTGTTACATTGTTTTCACATGGCTTCACATATAAATAACCGCCACTTCCAACATAAGGTTTTAATATATTTCCTGTTTTCTCATTTAAAACATTTCCATATTCATCTATTGAATGGTGGTCAAACTCTTCCATACTTTTAAACATCTAATTCACTTCCTTTCTATATAGACTTGGCACGGTATTCCCTCTATCTCACCATCACTGGTTTAGGGTTTCTTAGTCAGATTATTCGTCTACGGTCTTATGCCCTATTATCTTGTTGTAACATTTCAATAAGGAGTCTTATTTTTCTGATACCGTTAGCATATTATAATAATACACACCATTAAGCAATGTTCACGAATGATGCCCAATTAAGTTTAGGCAATGACTTCTTTTCCTTACGCATAAATCTGCTGAAATCAAGGTTATATTTTATACTGTCAACTTCTGTGATTCCTACTGCATAGGCTACAAGACAATTACAAACAGAACCTCTTCCCTTTCCTGTTTCAATTCCATTTTCTTTCGCCCATGTTATATAATCTCTAACAATAAGGAAATAGTCTGCAAAACCATGGTAATTAATTACTTCCAATTCTTCTTTGCATCTTTTCCAATATTCTTTATTCCATTTGTTTCTGTTTTTCAATCCCTGTTTTGTCAATGTTTCAAGCTGTTTCGCTCCATCATCTGATATTTTAGGAAGTTCTAGTTCCAATCCATCTAATATGTTATCTTCTACTTTGTTATATATTTCTTTCATGTTGCCTACAAATCGTTCTGCCATTTCCATTGGTCTTTTAAACTTCTTTTTATAGATGTTTGCAAACCGTTCTGTTATCTCATATTCTGTAGGCATATACCTTTCACTGTATGTTCTTTTTACATCTAATGTTGTTTTTCCGATTTCATGCATTTTACAATATGTATCAAAATCTTCCTTACTTCCAAAATGTGAATCGCTTGTTAAAATACATTTTATCTTCTTTCTTTTTGCCATTCCCATAAGTTCATAATCTGTTCTTTGCTGTGTACCCTGTGCATCTATTTTATATGGCTGTATTTCAACATACAAATCATCTTTGAATATTTCCTTAAACTTATCTAATAAACGCTCTGCTGTGCTTCTATGACCATTTAAAATAGCTTGTGACGTTGCACTTGCTATACAAGCTGTTGTACATATAAGTCCATCTGAATATTTTTCAAGTAGCTTAAAATCAACTATTGGTTTGTAATAAAATTGCTTTGTATTTGCTTCTGTCATTATGTGACACAAGTTTTTATACCCCTGTAAGTTTTTAACAAACAAATTTAAATGATACGATTTTCTTTGTGTATTTTCTTTATTAAATTTCGGTTGAAAATATATCTCACATCCCATAACTGGTTTTATTCCAACTTCATTACACGCTTGGTAATGTTTTATCAATCCACTGATAGAACCATGATTGCTTACGCCTAACGCTCTATATCCTAATTCTTTTGCATGTCTTGCTAACTGTTCTGGCTTACCGAATCCATCAAACAATGAATATTCATCATGCCTGTGGATATCCCAAAAATTTCCCATTCTTATTTCTTCCTTTCTGTTCTCTATGTTCTACTTAATTATAACAAAAGGGCTGAACTATGTCAACCCCTAACACATAACTTTATTTTGTTTTACTCTTCCCAATCATCATCTTCTTCATCCCAATCATCAGAATCATTTTCTTCGTCTGCTTCTTCCAAAAGATCAATATAATATTCTTTTGACTTCTTTGGTTTACAATCAATATCTCGCTCTTTACACAGCTTGTAAAGCTCCTGTGGCTTCATGCTTTCATAATCGTTTGTTTCATCTTCTTCTTCATCCCAATCATCTGTTTCTTCTACTTTTGTTTTGGCTTTTGTTTTTGTTTTGTTTGATTTTTTCTTAGGTGCATCCTCTTCCTCAAAATCTTCATTGTTATCTGCTGGATATGCCTTATCAATATATTTTAAAATTGCTGAATCAGACAACGGTTTTATTTTGTTGTTTCTAAATTTTGCTTTGTCTAATGGAATAACGGAATATGTTGTGTTCTGTCCTTTTCCAATTCTTTTAATCTCATAATCTCTATCTAAAAGTGTTCCATATGTTTCATATAATGATGCAAGTGCTGGAACTGGTGAACAGTTATTAACCGCCGCCATTAACAGCTTCACTTCTTTGCTTTCGAAATCATAGACACTCCAAACATACATTTTTCGTGTCCTTAAATTTTCGTCCTCACAATACTCACATTCTCTGCCAAACTCTTCTTGGCATGGAACATTCACACCTAAAGCAAAACTATCATGGAACTTGATTTCCAAACCATCCTCCATATCTGTTAGGAATCTCACTCTTGCTTTGGAATCCTCTTTGAAAAACATAAATTTTCCTTTACTTGTTCCACTCTTACTAATTTCGCTTTTAATGTCTGATAACTTAATTTTTCCCATGTTGTTTCTCCTTTTATTCTTTTGATATGTTTGTTTTATACTCACCGATTTCTACTGCACAAAACTGTTTTGGATTTATGATATAACCACCGAACTCTACAACTGCATTTGCATCTTCAAGATAACACTTTTTAATTACAGCGTTAATTCTATCTATTGTTTCACGCATTTTTTGTTTTGCTCTTTTTACAAGCTCTGTTAGAAGCATTTCATCAAAACTTGCTTTATCTTCATCACGTTTAAATCCAAACATAACTTCATAATCCATACAAATCAGTTTGTATTCTTCACTCTCTTCATTATACTCTCCACCTATCTCTCTGTCAATCACTAATTTTTCAAGCGTATCCTTATGATAGAAACACATTTTACAATTCACTCTATATCTTAGTACCATGCTCTGACCCTCCTAGAACGCTGTTTAGCGGCTTTTATTTCTTCCTCTGACATTTCCCCCACGTCTTTCTTATTATCTGGATAATCAAAGCGTATAACGTTAAAAAACCGCTTTAAATACTCTGTTCCTTTTGTTCCGCATTCATCATTATCTAATGCAGATATTACTGTTGTAATTCCTTTTTGTTTTAATTTGTTCACTTGTTCATCTGATATATGCCATCCAAGTATTGCAACAACATTTTTTATATGTCCTCTTGTTTTAAGACTTAAATAATCCATGTATCCCTCACATATATATGGAATGCAGTTCTCTTCATATGTTCCACATAATGTGTCACGCTTTCTAAATCCCTCATTGTATAAATACTTTCTTTTCTTTTCAACATGCGGGTTCATTGTTCTACCTACCCATCCCATAAACTTCCCATTGTCTAATATAGGAAAAATAAATGGATATGCAACATTATAGTTGTATTTACACTTTGAAACATTCAATGCACGTTTACTGAATCCGCGTTTCTTCATGTATTCAATTATTTGTTTTTCATCCTTACTGTTTGCTTCATTCCAATCTGTTGTTTTTAGTCCATAATAATAATCCTTAGCTTCAATCAATGCTTGCTTACTTTGTTTCTTTCGCTTTCTTTTAACCTTTATCTGTAGCTTTTCTATTTTATCACTATGTAATATTTGTTCTAACAGACAACATGCTTGTAGGTCATTTAGCTCCGGGTGTGCTTTCATAACAAAATCTAATGCATTGCCTTTTACTTCACAACCAAAACAAAAAAATGTTCCATCATCTAAACAAATTCTCATTGATGGGTTTATATCATCATGGAAAGGACATATTATATTAAACTCTGTTGTTGTTATTTCTTCAACAATTCCATAATAGATTAATATTTTCGCAAGTTCCTTTCCTCCATATGTTCTTATCATACATATTGTTCTAGCCTTTCTGTTCTGTTATCTTAATATATGGCTCTGATATTTCAACATCACAGCATTTTCCTAACTGTGCTTTGTCCTCTTTACTTATTTTGCCTGTTTCATACATTCTATCTAACTTTGTTTCGTCCATGCTTTCTTCAACGTCAATGAACTTTTTGAACTTCTTCGCATCTACTCCACACTGTTTCAAATACTTAACAAGTCCATCCATATCATTTACTTTATATGTTTTATTCACAACTGTTTTGTACAACTGTTTTGAAATGTTCTGTTTTAACTTTTCAAACTTCCATGTTAGCTTCTTTCTTCTAACTTTTGTTACTTTAAGTTTCACATGGTTTGTATAATAGTTCACTCCATCTTTTAATTCAATGTCAAAAGTTTCTTCTCCTTTTGGAAGATTCGTAAACATAAAATTTGTAACTGCAAGCTGTTCTTTTTTTCTTACTTCATTGTAGTATTCGTCAAACTTCTTTTTTTCTTGCTGTGCTTCATATAATCTTCTAACGCTCTGTTCTATCTGTGCTGTATTCATTCTTCTGTCCTGTCCTTTCCTTGTATTCCTTTACTGCCTGTCTCTGTGCATATAATACTGAATTGATATCTTTCGGATATGTTCTGACATTTACATCACGAATGAAAATAAGTTCATCAAATGTTAATTCTTTCTCTTCCCCTACTGGTGTCTGTACTCTTACAAGCTCCTTTTTTCTATTTACTCCTACAACTTTTGCTGTTCCTAACTTCTTCAAAAGTTTCCCATGTTTTGTTTCAATAAATCTAACATAACAAATCATACAACCAACCTGTAAAACATTGTCATAAATACGTTGTTCTTTTCTTGAGCCATATTTCATTTCGATTTCTTCAAGTGTTGCAAACTTTCTTTCTTCTGTTTCCTCTGGACTTGTTTTAACCTCTTCTTCAAGTGTCTCTGTTTCAAATCCTTTTGTCTCAACCCATGCTTCATCATCTTCATTGCTTGGTGCTGGCTGTTTTTCTACCTTTGTTTTACTTTTTGTTTCAATCCACGCTTCATCAGTTTCATTCTCATAAGCATTAAGTCTGTCAATCAACTCCTGTTTTGTGAACTTATGTCCTTTGCTTTCTAGTGTGAGTCCTCTGTTTCTTGACTCCTGTTTTAACTCTGCAACTTTCATTTCTTCAAATCTCATTTGTTTTGTTCTCCTTTTCTTTTTATGTCTTAATTATATCACTTTGTTTTTTCTTTGTCAATATTTATTTTAAAACGATTATGCAAATTACTGATAACATATAAATCATTCCAAACAATGATAAGCAAGCTATAATATCATTGAAATCTTGTTTTGTTATTCCCCATTCTTTCCAAAAGGCTCGGAACACTCTTTTGAGCGTCCTCACCTTTCTTTTCACTTTCCTCTGTAGTTTTCTATAACTGTATGGTGTCATTTTGTTTTATCTCCTTTTTATGCGATTTCTACAGATTCCATAAAACTCGTTAATACTTTCTTTTGTTCAGCATCCGTTAAAAGTTCCATATCCCAAAAGGCTCTTACATATCCATTAAAATGCGCTATATATTCATTTTTATACTCTGCAAATTTTTCACAAGAAATTAATCCCTGTTTATACTGCTCATATCTATGATGAATTCTTCCAAGCATAAATGCTCCTCTTTCTTCTATTTTGCTCATTGCTAATGTTTTCATTTTGTTATCCTCCTAATTTGTTTTCTTTTTTTGTTTCTAAAACTATATTAACATACGCTTTATTTGTTGTCAACATCAATTTCATAATTTTCTAAAAAGAAATTAATTGTTCTCATTACATCACTATTTTTAGAATAATCTGTTTCAACTGCTTCTGTTTTCAAATCAATATAACCAAGTGTTCTACGCTTATAATCATTTACATAAACTCTTTCATATGAACCTTTGCTCCAATACTTGAAAACATAGTAATTACTTTCATCATCTTTGTTTGTTCCACACCACGGATTTGTATTTCCATCTCTATCAATTACTGCTACCTTTGCATATCCTGTAAATTTCTTCATCTTTGTTATCCCCTTTTCTGTTTTGTGTTTGTTATCTCTTAACTTGATTTAATTATATATCAAAGGGTTGATTTTGTCAACCCCTTAATTATATTTTTTTAATCGAATAAACAATATCTTGCATAGCTATAACCTTGTGTATTTACAAAAAACTTTTGTTTTGTTTCTTCATTTACAATCATTATAACATATTGCATGTAATCTTCTTCATATCCACAAGGAACATCTTTTAAAAAATCAAAATCTTTTAACAAATTATTTTTGAAATAAATAAATTCTTTATCATTCATAATAAATGCCATTGAACAGATTGCCTTTACATTATAATATTCATTCTCATCTAACAACTGTTCTGTATATTCCTCAAGTGTATTGTTTTTGTTTAATTTAGGCTCTGCTAAATTTAATTTCATTTCTGTTTTAAATGTTCTTTTCTTCATTTGTTCTTCCTCCTAGTTTGTTTTGTTTGCTTTCCTTTAACTTGATTATATTATAACATATTTAAAACAAAAGTCAATACTTTTTATAAAATATTTTAAAATAAATAAAGCTATATAAAATATATAAATATATTAATCATATTATATATAATATATAGCCTTGTGCTTTATTTTATTTATTTGTTTTGTTATGTTTTGTTTCTTTCTTCTTCCACTTATCTGTATAAGTATCATCATATTTGTTTTTATATTTGTTGTGGTATTTGTCCTGCATACTGTGAATTGCTATCACATCATATCCTGTTCCATTAAGCTGTTCACACATTCTGTTTATTTCTTTTAACTCTTTTGTTACATCCTGTATGAGTCTTGAAATGTAATCTGCATCTGCTCCCATTCCATTGTTCATGCATTTATGCCGCTGTTCTTCATACAGTTCTTTTGTTTCATGTTCCCATTGTTTGTACTGTTCCATTGCATTCTTCACGAATTTAGGAAGAACACTGTCATTCACATCATCTGTTGTGTATTTACTCCAATCTCTAGGAATCATCTGTGGAAACTGTACTTGTCTTAACGGAATTAATTTCTGGTGAAGATTTATATATTTATGGTGAAGCTTTCTTTTGTTTGCACATTCATCCATATACTGACATTCTAACTTTCTTTTGAACCCTTGTAATCCGAGGAAACAGAAATAATCTGCAAGCTGTTCATGGAAACTTAATGCTTTCTGCATGTGTTCATCAAGTTTTATATATACTTCTTCTGCAATGTTTTCTTGCATACGTTTGTTTCTTTGTGTCCCCATGTATGGTTGCTGTTCCTGTGTATTCCATCCTTGTTCTGTGTTTGTTTTGTTTGTATTTATATTTTCATCATATTTCACACCATTTACTTCATACATTGTTTTGCCCTCCTTATATTACTGGTATTACTGGAAAATTATAACTTGTTCCACATAGTTCACAACCACTAACCATAAAAGCACCAACATCTGTTGCAACATTTGTGTGGTACACTTTTCTACTTCTTAACTGGTCTGCATGAACATTGTTTCCACACTTTGTTCTAAGTACATATTGTGTTGTTCCTGTTCCAATCGTTATAGCTACCGTTTCTGCACTTGTTACTGTTGGAATTGCCTGTGCTATGCAAATACATACTTTTTCTTTGTTGCTATAAGTTGCCTGTGGAATATTCAGAATCAAAACATTATCCTGTACTGTTACACTATTTGTTTTCACAAAATGAACGCATCCACCGCATCCATATCCATTATTATTGTATAAACTACATGCCATTTTATATCACCCTTTCTAACCCTTTTAATTAAACGAATAGGGCGGTTTTTATGCCGCCCTTACAAATATATCACGCATAAGCGGAAAGTCTCTTAAATCATCAAATAAACACCTTTAGCATCCACATGCATTATTGCAAGCTGTTCCATAATGTGAAAACATCTGTGCGCTTTCATATGGACTGCATGTCTGATATGCTGGAATTGGTGTTGGTCTTAATGTTGAAATCAGCGTTGCGTTCTGTGCCTGTTGGCTCAACTGGAAGTTTGCTGTCTGTAACTGGTCACGTAAGCTCTGAATCTCATTCTGTGTCATTAATGCTCTTGTTGCATCACCATCTGCTTTAATGGCGTTCACAATATCACAAGTATTTTTTGCATTCTCATATCTTACAGAATCAATACTTCTCTGCGTTGTGCAACAACAATCCGCAAGCTGTGAAGCAAGTGCATTTGTGTTCTGCATTCCCGCTACTGCTACATTATTGATTGCTTGCTGTGTTCCATTGAAACCATTCAGAAGCGAAGTATTAACTGCATAGAATCCATCACAAATTCCATTCTCCAAACCATTCAGTTTGTTCATTACTGCTTGATTATCGAACCCTCTCTGAATTGCACTATCTGTATATGCGCTTGCTGTACTATTCATACCATTTCCACCCCAGTTTCCAAAGTTACCTCCCCATGCGAGTAGGAAGAATAAGAAGAAAATCCAACTTCCATTGCCATCTCCGAACATTCCATTGTTTTCTTTTCCGAGTGCTAATGCATCAGCTACACTCAATCCATTTCCATCCATTCCCATAATTGTTACCTCCATTAATAATATTTATATAAACCACTATATGTACACTTTAGCGGCTCATACCACCCATAAATGCTTGAAACTGTTTATAAGCCTGTTCTATATCTATTCCTCTTTGCTTACATAAGTTTCTAGCTACTTGCTCAAGTTCTTGTTCTGATTTACCTTGTGCCATTTCTTCTGCCCTTTTAAAAAGCGGATTATTCTGCATCATTTGTTTGCTCAACTTCTGAAACATAAGCCACACCCTCCTTGAGTTCTTTTATTCTTTGTTTCAATTCACTTACAACATTTTCAAACTGCTGTTTAGATACATATTCAATATTTACTTTATTTTCTGTTGGTTTTAATATATATGTTTTAAGTTCTGCTGAACCATCTAACAATATTTGCTTTGTGTAAATACATCCATGTGCAATGTCTGTAAAAACAAATAGACTACCATCTAAATCAATCATACTTGCTTTCGCTTCATCATAACTTGAAACTGGTCTACCTTTTAGCATCTGTGTTTGACTCTGATTTTGCATATATGGCTGTTGGTAATTATATTGCTGTTCCATCTGTGCAATTCTATTTTGTGTTAATTGTTGCTGATATGGATTCATCCCATACCCTGTATAATTGTACATCAATCACCACTCCTTTCATGCTTTTAATATATCATACTTTTAATGTTTTGAAATATAAACAAAGTATACTAGGAATAACCTTAAAGAATATGTGCAATAAAAAAGGAGTGCTTTCGCACTCCCTCAAATCATTCTACCTATTTTCATAAACATCTTTCTATGTTTCTTTTTAACTGCAATTTCTGATAATCCTATTTCATCCGCTATACATTGTAAAGTTTTCTTCTCCTTATAATGCATCCATAAAATCTGCTTTTCTTCATCACTTAACATTGTTTGCTCCATCAAATCACCGAACTCTTTTACAGAACTTATGTCCTTTAATTTCGTCCTAGTTTCTGCGTTCTTTTTATCCATGCTTACCACTTCCCATGAACTTACCACACACCGGACACCTCTTATGATTTCCGCCTTGTTTATTTCTATTTTTTGCAATCTTAACAGTTTTAGCTGTTTTAGTTACGTGTATTCTTGCTTTCGCCATTCTTAATTCTCACCACCTTGGTTGTGAACCGCATTATCATTATATTGATTTCCGCTTACATCGTTGTATTCTGCATTTGCATTACCTCCACTTGTTTCAACATCAACATCTTTTCCATTTGTTGTCACATAATCAAATTGTGACTCATACCAAACAAAACAACCAAAACTAAATGCTGATTGCAAGAACATTAAAACAATTAGAATGATAATTATAATATCTTTTAGCTTGTTAGAACGTTTATACTCTTTCTGCACATCTAACAGAACTTCGCTAAACTCTTCCATACTTTTTTCACTTCATTAAATTGTTGCATCTTTATATTTTCCATTTACTTTTACTTTCACAATTCCTGTACTGTATTTCCCATCTTTTCTATACATCATACCAGTTTTGTACTTACTACTTTGTTTTGCATAACAATTAGCTTGTAACTTGAATATTGCATATAATGTTATATTTGCTTTTACTACATATGTTTCGCTAACATATGAACCACTTCCATTTTGATTCGTATTCCAACCTAAAAATTCATAGTTCAATCTTTCTGCTGTTGGAAGCGTTCCTATCTTATCACCATAATAGTAAGTTCTAATAACTGAATCAGAAGTACCAACAATTCCACCATTTGAACCGGCATCAAATTTGACAGCACAACTTATTCTCTCCCATACTGCATATAGAATAAAGTTACCCTCATTTGTACCTCCCCATGCTTGCTCTGCACTATATGACGGTGATATTGCTGTGCTTGATAATGACCATCCTAAAAACGTATAACCTGTTCTTTTTGGAATAGTGTTTGAAAGCTTAGTATCATAACCATAATAATAATATTGTGTACTTGGCGCACCAGTTCCGCCATTTGCATTATATGATATTGATTGTCTATCTCTTGCTGGGATTGTGAAGTTTACGCTTGCTGTATATGAATTTCCTCCACCGTATTCTATACCTGTAAATCTTGCAGAACATGTTCCTTGTGAACTAGATGTTCCTCTATTATATGTTTTACTATACGTTCCGATTAGAACTTGGTTTGCAGTATTCCAACTGTTATTTGAACTTGTATTAATGTCTTTACTTCCTATGCTAGATTTTGCAGAACTATCCCAATCAAAATAAAATGTATTAGAACTATCTTGACATGAGTATTGTGACCAATACCATATTTGTACTGTTACTTTTGTTTGTGTTTTGCTGTTTGAAGATGTTACATAGAGTCCAATTCTACCTTGATATTGTGTACCTGTTGATGGAGAACTCCACTGTGTACCACTTGGTGCTGACATTTATTACACCTCCTAACCAGTAATACGGATATAGATATCTCCGTCTTTTCCTGTTGAGTCGCTTGGTGCGGCTGTTCCTTGTCGAATTGTAGGCATTGCATCTATCTTTGTATTAATTTCATTAATCTGATTTTGCAGACTTGTTGCCGGGTCACTTCCCAACCTATCCTTTATTGTATCAAACCAATTATTGAACATTTCTTCAAACTGTGAAAACAAATCGGATGTGCTTATTTGCTGAACAACACCTGTTACAAATCCACATACCTCATTATATGGTCTTTTGTCTGTTATATCAGCGGCACTCACACTAGATGCGCCTACACCCTTTTTAATTGTTGCTAATTGCAATTCCTTAATTGTTGTTGTGTTTGAAACGCTTGTATCATTCTGTTTTACTTCCAACGACATTTTTCTATTTGTTTTATCCAATCTTATTACAACTGAATCTGTTTGAACATACGAGGAACTATTAACTTGAATTGTTAACGCTGTATTTTCTGTCAATTCATAATAGTAACCATCTATATATGCGCTTCCAGCTTTAACAATTACTTTTAATCCACTTTGCGCTGATACCTTTAAACCATCTGTTGGATT